GTTCCTAGGAACATAAAGAACACTGGTTCTCTGATCAGCAAGAGCACGAGTAAACATCAAGAAGTAGATGTCGTTCTTATTTGCAATTTCAATATTTGATCCATAAAGACTATTCTTAACAGACTGATAAATTTGACGTTCAAGAACATCTTTATACATGCCAAATAACTGATTGATATCAACATTAGTGTTAGTATCCCCTACAAGGCTATTGTAAGCCTTCTGGACCGGCGACAGCTGACTACTTGAACTAGATTGATTAATGATAGAATTAAGCTGGCTAACGTCGTTATCTTTGATCTCAGTGTTTAAAGGTTTACCAGTTTCATCTAACAAGATGAAGTAACCAATGTGTTCCGTTTCATCACCGGGAATAAAAATAGGAATAACTGACTCAGTCGGAATTTTAATAACCATCGGTTTACCGATAGACTTACGTTTTGTCTCAGTTTTAGTTTTAAGAAATTCAATATCTTTATTAGCAGATATAGATGTTTTCTGTCTAAAGATATCTAGGTAGTCGAGCTTTTCCCGAGACTCTGTAGAAATAGCAATGTTTTTCTTAATAGCGTTATTAACAATAGACTTATTAATCTTTTCACGGATAGAATTGAATTTCAATACACCGATATTATCAGTGATGTTAACAAATGCTTCAGAAGCAAGGTGTTGGATAAAGTTATCCGGTTTAGCTGTTGTTTCTAGTGCGACAGCTCTATTTGTTGTTCCAAGAATATTAATTGGTTTACTTAGGTTATGAATGAGAATATCTGCACGTTGTTTAAAATCTTCCGTGGAATAAGACGGCAGAAGATCTGTGTTGATGACTTCGTCAACAGAAGACTCAGGAATAATTGCTAGCGCATATGCACCTGAGCTAAACAAAGCTTCACGAAGAATTTCAGGAAGCTTCTCTTCAAGTTCATATTCATCGTTAATATAGGTCTTTACCTTTTCAATAATGGTTGCCAACGCAACTGTGTTAATATTAAAATTTTTATCCAGTTTATAGTTAAGCTGAATATCTGTCATCTTTTTAGGGGACAAAATAGAACTTACGAGAATCTGAATAGCAAGTTCGATATCCGGGAATAGTTTAATAATGTTTTTATTGTTCTGTTTAACAGATTTGATTTTATGATATATATTTTCTAACAAGTTACGATTGATATTTAAACGATCATCTTTGGTCATCATACTTCTAGAAGTCTCAGGATCAGAGATCAACTTTGGAAGTACTGGAAGAACCTTAGGATTGGTTTCGATGATCTTGGTAGCGACCATCTTCTTATCTTTATTTTGTTTAATAATAGATACTAAACTACTTGGATTGACGGGCATAGCAATTCCTCTTTATATAGTCACAAAATTCTGCCTTTATTTTTTTAATACAGCTAATTGATTAAAAGAATTCTGTGAACCATATTTAAGGCTAACTTAAGGAGTTAACATGAGACTTGATCTTTACGAACAGGGTGGATATGCTGGTGGCGGCATTTCAGAAAACGGTGGTAATATTTCTGGTCCGTTATTATTGGCTGGCAACCCTAGTCAGACATTAGAAGCTGTTCCTAAGCAATATGTCGACGCATATTTTAATAGCGTTAGTGCCAGTAATTTAACTGGTGGAACTTTATCAGCTGCAAGACTTCCTGCTTTAACTGGTGATTTACAAACAGTTGAAGGTGGGAGTGTATTTACACTTGCGAATAGTGGTGTCATACCAGGTAGCTATGGTAAAGTTACTGTTAATGCTAAAGGTATTGTTACAAGTGGTGGTAATCTTACAGATGCAGACATTCCTTTTGGTGTTGATTGGTCAAAGATCAATAGCAACACATTACCAACAACCTTAAGTGGTTATGGTATTTTGGATGGTGTTTCATCAGCAGGAGGAACATTAACTGGATTCTTGACGTTAAGTCAAAACCCTACTTTATCCACACATGCTGCTACTAAACAGTATGTTGATTCACTTGTTAGTGGTGGCGGAATTGCTGTTGGTGATATTCTTCGTAAACCTTATAGCACCACACCTGCTGGTTTCTTAAAGTGTAATGGCGCTGAAGTCAATAAAACAACATACGCTAATTTATATGCCGTGATTGGTGATAACTTTGTTCAAAATTCTATTCCTGGTGCAGGCCGCCCTTGGCAGCAGCAGTATGACATCAATGCGACACAGTCTATAGAGATTATTGGTTGGGTAACCGAAACAGCATTACCTTCTGCACGATACACATCGTCAGCTATTGTGACAAAGAACCGTGTGTATTTTTGTGGTGGAACAAATGGATCTGCATATAGTTCTGCTGTTTACACTGCTCCAATTAATGCTGACGGTACGTTAGGTGTTTGGACTACTGGATCACCTCTTCCTGGTGTTTTAGGAGTATCGCAAGCTATCGTTACTAAGAACCGTGTTTATCTGTTAGGTGGGGAAAATGCATCTACCGTCTCTACTAACGTAGTTTATACTGCAGTTATTAATGATGACGGTACACTCGGCACTTGGGTAACAGATACATCGTTACCTGGTGTGTTAGCTATGTCGCAAGCAGTTATCACAAAGAATCGTGTTTATCTGTTAGGTGGGGTCAATGCTAGTGCTTATATTGGTACGGTGTATACTGCTCCTATTAATAGTGATGGTACGTTAGGCGCTTGGACTACTGGAACTGCGTTACCTGAGGCCATTGCGCAATCACAATTTGTTGTTACTAAGAACCGTGTTTATCTGTTAGGTGGCCGGAACACAACAACATTTTTATCGACTGTATACACTGCTGCAATTAATAGTGACGGTACATTAGGTAGTTGGGTTGCTGATCTTCCGTTACCTAACGCTATGGCGGCAGCTCAAGTTTTAGTTACCAAAAATACTGTTTATTTATTTGGCGGAGCAACTGCTTCTGCTACATATATAACAACATGTTATAAAACTAAGATTAATAGTGATGGTACGTTAGGAACATGGACAGTCACGACACCGTTACCTAGTGCTTTAGGGCATTCACAAACCATCGTTACTAATAATCGTGTCTATCTATTAGGTGGTTGGAATGGAACCTCCGCACTGGCTACAATTTATTCCGCATCTATTAACGGTGGTTTAAATGATTATTCCGGTTATTATCAAGATGACAATTTAACTAACTACATGATGCCTGGTTCTGGTAAACCTTGGCAAAAACAGTATCAGATCAATACGACTCAGTCTACTGATATCACAGGTTGGACTGCAGGTACAGCTTTACCTGCCGCGATAGGTGCGGGTCAGGTTATTGTAACCTCTAATCGTGTTTATCTTTTAGGTGGTGGTGTTGGTGCTGGTATGCCACCTACCGCTGCAGTTTATACTGCAGCTATAAATTCAGACGGTACATTAGGAACTTGGACTGCAGGCACAGCCCTACCTATTGTATTAGCTCAATCACAATCCATTGTCACTAAGAATCGTGTATATTTGTTAGGTGGTTACAATGGAACTGCTGCTGTTTCCAATGTTTATACTGCTCCGATTAATTTGGATGGTACTATCGGTACTTGGGTTGCTGATCTTCCATTACCTGGGGGTATATTTGGTTCTCAGGCTGTTGTTACTAAGAACCGTGTTTATCTGTTAGGAGGTAGTAACGCCACTACTATTCTTTCCACTGTTTATACAGCACCAATTAATGCTGACGGTACCATTGGTGCTTGGGTAATAGACACTTCGTTACCAGGTCCTTTGTATTCATCATCTGTGATTATTACTAAAAATCGTGTTTATATTTGTAGCGGACAAAGTAGTAGTACATCAACATTTGTTTCAACTGTTTATACAGCTACCATTAATAGCGATGGCGTAATTGGTGTATGGTCAACTGCTAATTCATTACCTGGTGCTTTGTATGGTTCCCAGGCTGTTGTAACATCTAATCGTGCATATTTATTAGGTGGTTATAACGGCACTAGCTGGACAACTACAGTGTATACTGCACCGATTAGTTCAGATGGTACGTTGGGAACCTGGACAACTGGTACTTCCATACCTTCTATTCTAGATTGGTCACAAGCAATTATACTTAAAAATAGAATTTATTTGTTAGGCGGTTGGAATGGTACTGTAACTGTTTCTACCGTTTATACCGCTTCATTTTCTTCAGATATTAATGATTACTCTCCTTACTTCGACGGAACTATTGTTCCTAATGACCTAGTTATCAATACTTCTAAATTTGTTCTTCCTGATTTTTCAGCTGATGAGCCGTTTGGTTCTTATAGCTATATCAAGTACTAATGTAATAAGAGCATCCAGAGAGGAAACTCTCTGGATGTTTCTTTTTTATTTTATAAACAAATTTTCTGACTATTCAATAAAGGACTTCACATGTCTAGACCTGTCATAGATAAGATATTTAGATGAAAAAACTTTCAGAAACTGAAATTGTAAAAAGATTAAAAGCAATTCATGGTGAGTTGTATGATTATTCATTTATAAAATATGTGAACGCCAAAACACCTATCACAATTATATGTCCTGATCATGGTGAATTTAAACAGTTATTATTTAACCATTTAAATGGTCAAGGTTGTCCTAAATGTTCAGGGCAATTTCCATATACGACACAAACATTTATAGAAAAAGCTATTTTTTTACATAATAATATCTATAGCTATTTAAAAACTATTTACGTTAATACATATACTAAGATAATTATTACTTGTCCTGAACATGGTGACTTTGAACAAAGTCCGTTTGCGCATTTACAAGGTCAAGGTTGTCCTAAGTGTGGTGACAAAAATAAAGGTTTATATCTTTTATCGAATATTAAAGAATTCATAGAAAAGGCAAATAAAGTTCATAGAAACATATTTGATTATTCCTTATTTAATTATATTAATAACTATACTAAAGGTATTATTATTTGTAAAAAGCATGGTAATTTTTTACAAGAACCTAGTAGTCATTTATCTGGACGTGGCTGTCCAATATGTAAATTCTCTAAAGGTGAAAATATAATAAAAAAGATATTAGATAAATATAACATACAATCTAAACCTCAATATCGTATTCCAGATGAGAAGTTTCTATTTAAATATGACTTCTATTTACCAGAATTAAACATATTGATAGAATTTCACGGAAGACAGCATTATGAATGGATACCTTACTTTCATAAAACATACCATGATTTTGAAGAACAATGTAAGAGAGATAGCAATAAAATAGATCTAGCTAAGATGAAAAATATACCTCTTATAGAACTTAACTATCAACAATTAATTGAATTATCGGAAAAAGAATTTGAAAAATTAATTCTTTTTGTTATAAATAAACAAATTAACAGAAAGGTTAATCATGTCATCTAGTAATAAAACTGAAAAGAATATTATTTTTAAGATATTAGGTAATAATATCTTAGCAAATAACTATATTAAAGATACCATCAATTTAACAAAGTCTATAAACATTAAAAATGATATCGAAGCTAAGTACTATAACGAGTATATTAAATTAGCATATCCTACTCATAATGTAGATTTATCTGACAAAGCTTCATGGCGCTACTACAAACATTTGTTCGGTGAATACCATCCGTTAGACTCACAGATCATTATCACGTCTCTGGACAATGGATCATCTATTCCTTTAGATAGAGCAACACTATCACTTCACCGTAAAACTAAAAAAGAATTATTAAAGTATGGTTTATTCTATAAACAAATTGTTGATCAGTTCCCTGAACAAGAACTTTATATCAAAGCGATTATTTGTGATAAGCAATACTCAACTATTTCTCAGATAACAGCATTAGATAACTTCACTATTGTTTCATATTCAACCCCTTTGGTTGAAGAGAATGAACATGATCTTATCTTTGAACTACAAGACGCAATTAATAACTATAAACAAATCCGGATGATTCCGTATTATGCTTTATCAGATAACCTGTTCTTAGCAAGTCAGTATCATGTCTTCTATAATTTTATCTTGATGAAGATACTGGCTATTCGTTTAAAGAATGCCAAGACTTTAAAAGCACATACATTCCATATCAAAAACTATTTATCCTGTCATCATTATCTAGATGAAAGCTATACACAGTTATCTAGAAAACAATCTCTGTTCCTTTACAGAAATTTACTTTATCTTGATAACCACGCTGGTTCTAATAAAACTTTTAACATTCTTATTGATAAGTTATTCACAGACAGAAATATTTCTATTGTCAATTATGTTTATAAACAAGAAAATGATACAGATGATAATGACTATATTAAGTACAGATGTAACCAACGTCTTCTTAACAATGCTAATTTAGTTTATTCTCCTAATGACTTTTCATTGGATAACATTAAAGCGAAAGAGTTTAATCTAACGCATAGCAATCCTAAGGAATTAACTTACAATATCAAAACAATCGATCATCGATTTAAGAACTCTTTATTCAACACACTGTTGACAAAAGACCTTGAAACAATAATCATTGACAACACTGATACAGTTAAACATAAACTTATCCCAACAATCATTGACTATTGGGCTTATCTATTAAAGACAAATAAGGTTAATTATCTTGTAACAATTGTTGACCCTGTCACTAACACTGAACTTAAACTAAATACCAAAGATCTATTTAAACTGTTTGTGATTGTTTTATATAAATCAAATAAAGCTAATTTAACAACGTTTCCTGATTATCATATTGAACGCGTTTTCAAAGACACTATTCCTTCTAATGATCATTTATTAGGAATGTGCTACCGTGAACAGTATTGGTTCCATGACGCGATAGATACAATTAGAAACCATATACCTCCTTATAGTTTTATTACGACAAGTTCACAATGTGAAGAATATATCTCTGGAATTTATAAACTGAATATTGGTCTTTGGTTAACAATGACAAACTATCATGATAAAGATATTAATGGTCAGTTTGAGTTTATGACTGAAAGAATGTGTAAACATGATAAGTACACTTTCAATGATGAAACTGTTAACAATTTCTTAGTTCGTATTGGTCTAGATAGTTTATTGTCTTATGACGATGTCGCTATGGAATCATTGACATTCTCTATTCTTAATAATTTTTATGATAATAAACTAGACTTTATTAACAGTTACAAACTTATCCAAAAATCTTTGGTTGAAGTTTTTAAGAAGTTCAATAGCTATACAGTGCAGCTTATTAACGACTACTACAGTAGTAGTCCTGTTCTGTCTGGACCTAAAGATATACGTTGTTCTATTAGTGAAGATATAAATAGTAGAGTTTTTTACTATGACTTCTTTAAAATGAATGTTGGGTTAAGTTATAAGACCTCAGATAAAAAACAAGTTTCATTCAATGAACTTATAAATCATCAATATAAGTATCTTGAACGTCATGAAATTGATGTTCTTCCAAATATGGAATTTGGCTATAAATCAGTCAATAAAGTATCTGTTTTATTTAATAATAAAGTATTAAATGATTTAGGTGAATCTAATTGGGTGATGAATCAATCTGATCCTGACCAGCTACAATTTTTAGCTTTAAACCTTTAGGAGATATTAAATGGATTCAGTAGTCCGTACAATCTATTCAGCACATCTGCAAACAGCAAAATCGTTGAAACGTCCGTTTACGATTCTGCCTAACAGCACACTGAATCAGAAATTTAATTTATTTGCAAGCGAAGTTCCTGGTCTCAATGAGTACCCTGTTTTGGGTTATCTTGGTATCGGTAATAAGGGTGCAACTTACGATGTAACGACTTCTGGTTTTGTTTTGACAACACCGCAGCCACATCTTCCACGCCACGCTAGTTTGTATAACTTCATTCCGTTTGTCATTCGTGACGTTGCTAACGATTTGAACTCAACTGAGCGTCTTAAGTATCGTTTGCGTGTACCTGTTACCATCGGTGGTAATCAGTATGTTGCTTACTATCTGCGTGCACTTAGCATTGATGATATCATTCCTGCGGTTGAATTACGCAATGTGAATGACGGTATGATTACAACAAATTCATTTTCTCCTGCTTTGTCAGATTTGTCTCCGACTCCTCCTGACCTCAGCAATGTTGATTTGAATAATCCTAACGGTGATTACCTTGTTTCTACCGCTAAGGTAACGTTCACTCTGAATCAGCAAGACATCAATGAAATTCTAACAGCTTGTGACTTGCTGTTTGGTGATGCTCGTTACGCTGTCGTTAACGAAATTGCATTGGTTCACGGTGTTGATAAGATTGTTCAAGGTACTTTTGGTAACACAGTTAGCAATTACACAGATCTGATCTGTGCTCAAGTTGCTGCTTTCTTATCTCAATATCATGCCCTGACCGCTAATACAACTCAAGTACAAATTGAATTGGATATTGGTAGTGTTGAACCTTTGTTGATCAATGATTCTGTAGTAGTTCCATAATAAACAAGAGAGACTAGGATTACCTAGTCTCTCTTGTATTTTAAGGATTTGCTAAAATTGTTTGATTAAATATTAAAACAGGTTTATAAAATGATACTCAGCATCGACCCAGGTATTAACAACTGTGGATTGTCCGTTTTAGACTTAGAATCAGATTTCGTTGTAAAAGAAAACTGTCTGGTTAAAAATGCTCGTAAGTTTACCGATGAAGAAAAGGTAGTTGAAACTAAGTTCGGTAATCGCACCGTCAAGGTGATGGCTATCATCAATAAAATAAAAGACATACTAGTAAGATATCCTAGTATCGATCGTCTGATTATTGAAGCTCCTTTCTATAATGCATTAACACCAATGGCCTATGGGTCATTGTTAGAAGTTATCTTCTCGATCAAATATCTAATTGTTGTTCCGATGCAAATGGATATGAAGCTGATTGAACCTTTGTTGGTTAAAAAGCTTTTCTCTGGTCAGCATATGGCTAAGAAGGAAGTTATGAGACAATTCCTCATTAAGAAGAGGGATGATGGCGAAATCAAAATGACTAGCAATATTGACGATTTGTCTGAACATGAAATTGACTCTATAGCGATTGGCTATGTGCATTACCTGTCTGTTTTAGAGGAGCGAAACAATGTGGTGGCTAGCAATTAAAACTTTCTTCAGTGAAAAAGTTATGAGTTCAGCAGGGATCTTTATTGGCATCTTTGCTTTGATCATTGCTGTTTTCATTTATTCTAATTCCAATGTTATCTTGTCTAAGTTTGGTTTTGAAACAACCACCAATCTTAAGTCTGAGGTGACGCGTCTTCAAGGTGAACTTGAAACAGCACAACGTATTAACAAAGACTTACAATCTGACTTAACCGCTCAAGAAACAAGACACAAGGCTGAGATTAAAGCTATTGTTGATTCTAGTAAAGAACGTGAAAAAGTTAAAGATAAGCTTATCGAAGTAAAGTCTAAAAAGGAACTGAAAGATAAGGCTACCATTGATCAACTCAACAAGAAGATCGTAGTCACACCAACAGAGATTACTATTCCTATTGCGGAGTATGATCAACTTTCAACAAGTAATATTGAGTCTGTACAAGAAGTTTTCGACACATTCTTCCCTGAACTGAAGGAGACCAAATGCTCAAGCAACTGTTCCTAACTATTCTTTTTAGTTTTATTCTGGTCGGGTGTGGATCTACACCTAAATACAACAAACTGGACATTCAGGAAACTAAGATCGTAACTCAGCGTGTGCCGGAAGAATTGACTGAACCGTGCCTCCCAAAGAAACCACCTGTAAAGGAAGAGTACTTAAAGCTTAAACCACATGAACGTGAGTCAGCAATGACAGACTACTCTACTAGTCTGTTAGGAACTATTAAAGAATGTAACGGTCGGATGCAGAAGATAAGGAACCTTCCTATTGGTGAACAAACAAAATGATAACATCACCAGGGTTATTCCCTGGTGATGTTTTATTATCCGATATACGGAACTGCGTGACCCATATCAAGCATTAACTGATTCATACTAGTCTCTTTGTAATAGATCTCTGCAACTGAACGACCATATTTATCATAATCTTTACTGACGATGACAACAGGTTCATTAATAGGCAACGTATCGATTAAAAAAGATTTTGCAATTTTACCTTCGCTTGTGGTAAGCTCTGGTGAATTTATTCTAGCCAGTCTACATCTTACTTTCTTGTAAACTTCAAAACCTAAATCAATCAATACATCGACGGTATCACCGTCTATAATTTTAACAACCTTTGCATTGTAAGTGTATAACGAAACACCTGTACCTTTTAAATACTCAGTTAACATAGGTATATTAGCTGAAACATGTTGGAACATAGCTTTAGCTTCAACTGCTGTTAATAGGTTAGTACCAACCGGATAACTTTCAGGATAAACTGAATTAGGTTTGACAAATGTCACACCACAATCAGGACCGAATGTTTCTGGAACTTTCCAACCCAAGAAACGATCTACTAACTTATCAAGAACTGTTTTTACCATTTAAATCTCCTTAGTTAATTCAAAGCATTTTTTGACTAATAATAGGAGAATCCATCATGATGATAAATAAAAATATTAAAGAAACACTTAAAGAAATAACCGACCAAAATACTAAATATATGAATACTCCTGATAAGGAGAGGAAATACTTAAAAAGACTTTTAGGTATTTTTAAAAATAATTTAACTGATGATGAACAATTGTTTCTGTTTAAAATTATGTTAGACCAGATGCATTATCGTAATATAATTACAGATCCGGATAATATCGTTCAAATTCATAACATCAAACTTAAAACTATTACATATGTTTTCTTCATATCTGTTGTTCTTATTTTATTGATTGCTTCTTTGTTTAAAGTCAATGACAGCCTTAATAGTGTACTTGACATGTTTGGTAATGTTTTTAAACTTCTTACGCTATAGGACTTGTCATGACAGAAAAACATTTCAATTATCAGTTAGCTAATACCTCTGGTTACAAGTTCAATATCTGTAAGATTGGATTTAACAACTATGATGAATTAGCTTACTATCACAAAGACAACTTTCCTGATATGGAAGTTACACGTCCTAACACTTTTACAGATATGGATCTCTTACACAATAAGTGTCTGATGTCTGTGAATGGTTATGTTTATCCTACACAGTTTGTTGATGGAAGGTTGTATATACCTAACGCAACAAAGACTATGCTAAAAGCCAGAACCAATCACGTTGGTATTTTAAGCTTTAATAAACTTAATAGTAACATTGTTAAGTTACCTATCAATATTAGTATGGTAACACCTGAAGCACCTTATACTTTATATGAAAAGGCAATCATTACTTTTGATCAACCTATACAGACACCTATTCTAGTTATTTGTGGATATATGGTATTTGAAAGTCCTGAGTTCTTTTATCGTGTTTCTGATCGATCTTTTGCTCTGAGATTAGATAGATTAAATTACATTGAAAAACTTTATGAATTGAATCATTGCAGAGATATTTTTGAAGAACTTAATATTCCTATCTCTATTAATAATCCTTCTTTAATCGATGCTGGTGTAGCTAGATCAGATGCTGCTATCATTAGTTTCCTTACAAGTTTTAATTCTTTTTTAGTTGATCTTCCGATTGATAATCTTACATTAAATAAAATATATCTAGAACATAGTACTGTCCCTGGTAATTTTAGAACTGAAATTGATCCGACTATGCCTATTTTAGTTGGCTATGGAAAGTTAGGTGAGTATTTCAAAAAGAAAACCAATGATACAAAATTCACTGTTTATCTTGATGATGCTTACTATAACCAACATCTTATTTCCAATGGAAGTTTCACAGATATTAAACTTTATAACGATCATAGGTTAGTAGGAAGTACCTATAGATTAACTAGAGCTTATTTCTTAGATATGTTCACGATAGAAAATTAAGTTAATACTCTACCAGGTTAAATCCTGGTAGAGTTAATTTTTTGAATTAATATATTATTAGAGGTTACTAAAATGTCACCAGGGTTAGATCCTTTTTATTTTGATAAAACAGATTTATTTAATAAAATTAAAAGACTAGAAGAGATTTTAGGTGTAGGTAGTTTTAATGTTCAAGAAGTAATTAATCGACTTGATAGCATAGAACAAACACTGCCGGCATTTTAAGTATTCATATTTCTGATAATACTGGAACAGATACATTACAGTTATCAGGATCAAATGGAGGTGGTGGTTTAATACCATACCCTGTTCGTAAAGAAACTCCAAAAATAGTTGGAGATAATAATATATATGCTTTAGCAACATTGGCTATGATAACTAGGCGTTTATATATAATTCCGTTTGTCACGCCAAGACCTTTAACTTTATCTAAGTTAAGAATTAACACTACTGCTCAAGCTAATGGAACAGCAGCTATAGGTATTTATAACAATATTAAAATTGCAAATGGTAATGATAATCCATATCAATTATTAGCTTCTGTAACCGGTTTAAGTACTAGTAATCCTACCGGAAATAAAGATGCCGCAATTGCATATACACTTGAACCAAATACGTTATATTGGTTTGGAATTATGACAAGTGGTGCTCCTACTTTAAGAGCTGTTAACATTTATTCAGTAGCTTCGTCTCTGGGTAGAACCGTTAGTGCAAACACTGGTATTAGTCATCTTTATAAAGATTATCCTGCATTTGGATTACCGGCTATTGCGCCGACCGATCTTTTATCAGGTACTAGTAATCTTCCTGCTATTTATATGGTGGAGTAATAATTATGAGAAAAGTTAAGATCTTTGACGAGTTTATAGAAATATATGATGATGGTATTCTAACCGATAGACTACCTAAAACAAGTGACCAATATACCACAGTTGAATTAATGCTAGGTTCACTTGAACCAGTTCCTGATAAAGTTTCTCCTGGCAATATTCCTCAAGAAGTAACTATGAGACAAGGTAAATTAGCCTTGTTACATTTTGGCTTACTTGAGACAGTTGACCAGATCATCGCCTCTATGCCTGGAATACAAGGTAAAGCGGCTAGAATTGAATGGGACTATGCTTCAATAATTAATAGAAGTTCTGCATTGGTTACTACGCTGCTTCCTCTTTTAGGTTTATCTGAAGACCAAATTGATGAGTTATTTTCTCTCGCTGCGACATTTGAATAATAAACATACTAGAAGGAGCAACTGCTCCTTCTAGTATTTTCTGTTAACTGTAAATCAGGATGTTCATTAAATTATGCTTAACTTCAATTCTTTTCTTTACGTTTGTCACACCTAGTTTAAGTTTCATTGTCTGCGGGAGGTGATTAATAAACATGTCAATAACAAAACAGATGTGTGAAAAAAACAGATGTGAATCTCTGATAATTTCTTTTAAGGTATACTCATGGCTGTCGATAACAGTCGTTGTATTTAAAAAATTATCATCCCAGAACCAATGAATAGTATAACTGGGTAGTAATAATATTTCTTCACTGACTGTGATCTTTAATAGGTTATGTACTTTGTCCGTATTAATTTTATCAGCACTAAAACTGATATTACGGATATCATAAATAATAGCCAGTATAGATAGATTAATAAAAATGTTAGCTATCTTTGACGGCAGGATAAAAAATAAGAATAGTGTTAAGTTCTTGTAAAATTTGTTTAATAAACTTGACGTGTTGTTACAGGGTGTTAAAGTTTGCATTTAACCCACCTCTATGATGATTGAAGATGTTGTTAACAAAAGGATTCTCATATTTATTTAAAATCGTATAAGACCTTTTCCTGTTACGGAACATAAAATAGTGACATATATATTAATTGTCTCTAACCCTTATGAACATTAATTTTTTATTAATCTACGATATTAATTGGTGATCTGGTTAACAAGTGTTTTGTTACCGGAACCTTGTTTTGTAATATATTTTTCCTAGACCCGATGTCAATCAGACATTACCATCATCAAGGAGTTTCAAATGGGCGTTAACTTTAAAGCAGAAAATCTGCAAAAACATTCTGATCTGGCTGCAAAGATCAAAGCGGCACTGACTGTCGATGGCGCAACCATCAAAGAAACCGAATCGCATTCCGCATATCTGGCTGGTCTTCCTGAAGGTCATACCGCCAAGACTGTTGAAGAACTGTCCAAGTACAACGGCCGTTTCGTGACCGCCACTCACGTTGCTGTCGGTGAACTGGCTGCTCAAGTTTTCAAGGAAAACAAAGCTCTTGAAACCGTTGAAGCAGAAGTTGGCTACTTCGGTAAGAGCGATGCAATCAACATCAGTGTTGCTCGTTCCAAGACCTTCCAGAACCATCTGGCCAAGGACCCGTCTGAGAAGGAAGTCACCAAGCATCTCGTTATGCATACGACTGTTTCTTCTTCGTCTGTCAAGGGTAGTGGTCTGAAGGCTGTTCGTGATTCCATGTCTGAAGAATTCGCAGGCATGTTCAGTAAGTAATCTGAACTGCATCTCTAGGGGGAGTCAATCTCCCTAGAGTGTAGTCTTATTACGGAGGTAAGCTATGCAGGAAAATAAAGAAATTAAGCTGTCGGATCTTGAATTCAACGGTGAACATTTGTTTGTTTATTCCGATCGATTCAATATTTTCTTTTTCTTCTTCGACCATGAGGAGCATAAACTTTACAAAATTACTACTGATAAATTCTATATCGTCGAGTATATCGATGAAATAACAGTACCAGTTGAGTTTAAGGATTTTGAACACATCAAGTTCTTTAAACCTTTCTGTACCAACAGTAACGAGTATTCATTTATCGGTATTGTTCAATATAAAAATAAAAGTTTCAAATTCAAAATTGATGACAAGAACACAGTTACCTACACCGAAGAAATTGTTTATTGTCAACCCGATGGAATCATCAACAGTCTTAGTTGTCTGAAAACAATCGAGATTTCTAGTTACATTCAAAAGAAAAATCGAATTTATCTTGTTGGTTATGATAAAAAATACAGCGATTATATTTTTACTATCGTTAGTATTGAGGATAATAAACTGGAAAAAGTTTATTCCTTGTTTTCAGATTACGGTGACATCATCCCCTTCTCAGTCAATACAGATGTAGACGAAGGAAAAGTGTATATTGTTGGCAAAATAGAATTTGTAGATGCCGACGGTGGAGTACGGAAAGTCAAACCCTTCTTTGAGACCTTCTTGTTAAACTAAAGGGATAAACCAAAACCTCTGGAGGAAATACCTCCAGAGGTACTAATTGCAATGGGAAAGTTTTCAGTTACATATTTAGTATCTGACCCTACTCTTAACAATGGCTCTAAGTTAAGAGACTCTCAACCGAGCCTACGAGGAATGAAAAATGTCTATCTCTATTAAGGAAGCAATGATTAAAGTGGCGTTCAAGATTGATGGTGGTGATCATGTCATGGTCTCACCGTTTAGCGCCACACAAATCGGAAAATATGCCGCCATGACCTGGCGCAAGAAGTTCTTCTTTCCGCAACTGGGGGAATTTGTTTCTCCTTTGGCGTTCATGGCTTGGCTTGCTACCGGCGACGAAATGCAGCGTCACGCCGGTCAACCGACCCGTCTTCCGTCCATGACAAAGGACGAGTACTTGAAGTATCTTCGTGCCGGTTACCTGGCAAAGTGGTATCAGCTTGCAAGCATGCATGCTGAGCTTGTGAAACAAATCAAGAACTCGAGCACTGATCTGCTCGAACTGCCGTGGGTCGAATACAAGATCCATGTCAACGGTCTCAAGGAGTTTCCGCAGAGCCAGCTCAACGCTGAAGTTCTGAAGAAGCTGGTTAAGCACAACTACATCGAGGGTAATAAGGACGGTTTGAAATCCCTCAATAATACCATCATTCCGAACTTCAATTCGGACGATGTGCATAGCTGGATTGACGAAGTTGTGCGCGTCAAGTTCAACCTGCAACCTCCACCGGTCGCAGAAGAAGTTTCTGAAACTCAGCCGCAAGAAGCTGATAGCGAAGAGGGTCTCGCTGTCGCTACTGCGTAACAGTTAACAACAATATACTACCACCTAACCAGTGGTAGTATTTTTTTTTTTATTTTTTAATAAGCAATATATTGTATGGATTTCCCAAATACCTATTAGGAGTTATCAATGAAGCGTGCACTCTGTATTAATTCTTTCGAAGAAATTTCTGCTCTTATTCGCGGCGAAGCCGAAACTATCGATTCTTGTTTTGTTGCTCGTGAGATCTGTGAAGACCCGAACAACAAGTTCCTGCAAGTTATTCCTTATGTCACTTTCTACACACCGAATTTTGCTGAAGGCAAGATCGTGTTTGCACAATACAAGCGTGCTGCACAAGGTAGTGAAGATCGTCTACTGTCTAAGACCAGTATTGGTTTCGGTGGTCATATCGACCAACTGACCGATATCAAGGCTACTTCCGCACACACCGCAGAAGATACTACCGAACACTTTGTCATGACCAAGGATGATCTGGTTGCTACCTGTATCACTGCTGCTAAGCGTGAACTGCTGGAAGAACTGGGTGTTGACGTTCTTGGTACGCTGGGTGTCGATCTTGATTTCAATGAATCGGCTTTCTTCATGGGTGATACTCGTGATCCGGTTAACCAAGTCCACCTTGGTCTGTCATTCCCGGTTAAGTTGACCGAAGCTCAGTTCATGAACCTGATGGCTATCGTTCAGATCAACCAAGCTGAAATCGAAGTCATGGATAAGATGTCCGTTAACATTCGTCATATCGTCGAAGAAATGGATGTCTCGGCTACCAACGGTAAGATCATGCAGCAACTCGTGCAACAACACGGTGTTGAAGACTGGTCTGTTCGTGTGTTTGACTTTATCGTTCGTAAGGAAATTTTTGTTATCCTCAAGGATGTCAATTACGACGACCTGTATCGTGTTGCTATTGCCAAGCAACAAGCTCGTGAAGCTGAAGAAGCTCAACGTCTGTCTGCTGATGCAGAAGCAATTCATCAAGCTCTGGTTCCGGCAGCTCCTGCTGTTATCGAAGCTGAAGCTGTTGAAGTCATTTCTAGTGTTGAAGAAGTTGCTGCACAGTAATACATAAAGATAACATCCAGAGGTTTAACCTCTGGATGTTTCTTACGCGTTTTAAGAGTTTATTTCTGTTCCGTATAACATTCATCGTCTTACCAATTTAAACCGCTTAGAGAGCCTCTGTGAAGCTCTTAGAGGTATAGTTATCGCATTGTAATGTCTTGTAATGCTTGGTTGTTATCACCAAGTATAGTTTTAGCAAATCCAAGTCCTGGGAAGTTCTCAACAGTCATTGCTGCGAATGCCGCTGGATCTGGATTAACGACAGCTTTAATATTTGCCATACGTTCAGCAAGCTTAAGTCTTAACATTGGAAGTCTATAAATTTGTGTGTAAACGTCAACAGCGGTTAATGTGTTTAAGTAAGAAACAAATGGAGTATCACTAAAATCAGGACTTAAAGCTGCTGTAGCTTTTCCAATAACACCAGCGCTTGAAACATCTACTGCAATCATTTCATCAAGATTAGCAATGGATAAATCAACATCGATAGCATTTGGATGGCCACTTCTACTAAACCCAAGATTGGAAGTACCACGTGTAAATGAAACACTTTCTACCATACCTAATTGAATATTTGTTCTACCTCTGTCAAAGAGTTGACAGAAGAATGGATATGTGTAAGAAGTAGAACCAGTTGATCTCGGAAGACTACCAGCGAGGATCATTGCCATCGGTAAATAGATATTGAATAACTGAGAATAAGCATTTCCATAAGGAGAAATTAACTTGATTTTATAACTTGCTCTTGGTAGTGTGGCTGAACTAGATTCCCAAACCTTAGGCATGGTGATGTTAACACCATATGCCAAAGCTAAAAGAGGGTTAGCGAGACCAAAGCTTGCTTCACTTAGAATCTTAGCACCTGTATCAGCAGCAAATTTCATAGCGTCACCAACAACTGGAATGTTAGCTGCTGACGACATTAAGTCTGTAAGGTTACGAGCCTTAGAACTGATTGAGTTAAATGTTGATTCTAATGGATTAGAACCGAATGAGTTACTAAATGACTCACCAATTGAACCGGTGTACTCAACATTAAAGACAGCAAAAGCTGCGCCTTCTGATAATTCAGCAAGAATGTATTCACGATACTTACCCCAACCATCCTTTTTCTTTTCAGCATTAGCCATTATGCGTTTTTCAACTGAATCTTTAGGATCATTCGGATCAAGCGTTGTATCTAATATCTTACCATTTTCATCGGTATATGTAGCATCAAAATCAATAAGACCTGATTGATTGGTAGAACTACCACCAGAAGCATCTTTATCTAAACTAACTTCGTTATCCTTATTATCTTTAATTAATAAGTCATATGCTTTTTCAAACAAATACTTAGTAAAAAAGCTTTTCTCACCTTTACGATTAGTGAAGTAAGTGTCATGTGTTGTATCCCCTGTTTCAGGATATCCTGTAAAGTCTTCTGAAAGCTTCCTACTTTCATTTTTCTTAACATCTAGATGTTTTATTTTATTAAATTCAGCTTGTGCTCTTAACGCTAAAGCAAACACACTAATACGTCCAGTATCTGGATCAACAACACCAGGTAATAATTTTTCTATATCTTCTATAAACTCTTTAGATGGTTTTTGTTCAGTACCAACTCTGCTGTCTAATTTAAATGTATAGTCTTGAAGAACATGAGGAATCATTGTTCTACGAGCAACCATCTGGTTAAGGATATTTTCAACAGTACACCAGTACGTATACATTGTATCTTTAACCGAATAGAATCGACTACTCTGTGTAATAACATTAGCAGCAAATACACTAAATGCTAAAAGAGGTGCCGCTCCAATAGCAAATATTTTTGCTACTACACCGACAGCTTCAATAATTGTAGAAGTGATAACACCTCTGTTTTGTAATACAACTTTATCTACGTCGAATGACTTATAGATCCAGAGTAACAAAGGAATGTATTTAGGTACACCGAATCTTAAAAAGATACGTTGTGCGTTATCATCAATCGCTTCAGAATAATAACGACCCATACCAAGACCATTCGGATGTCCTGTTGTACCGACACTAATATTGTAAGGTCGACTTTCAATCTTTCCTTTAACTCTAATATCTGCATATCTAGTAAACTGTGGCTTGGGATTAACAGCCATATTCATACCAGGTGATGTTGACGTAAACTTAAAGTCAGCAGAAGAAATGTAACGATTCTTTCTTACCCATTTACTGTATTCATCACCAATAACAATGTCTTCGTCTTTAAGAATAAAGGTACTCTTCAACCATTCTCTATCGAACGTAGCGTCGATCGATTCTATAAATCTAGACTGGTCTGTTTTTGCTGTAATTTCCATGACGGAATTCCTTAGTTTATTACTCAAATCATACTTTCAATAGTTATTTTTCACATTAATTTTTTACAGTTACAAAATCTTTTGATTTTATATATCTTAATTCTACTAAAGAGTTAAGAGGTAGTGGGTGAGAGTCCCCAAGACTCGAACACACCACAAAACGTCATCGGCACTTGTAACCGGTTATAAAATCGGGGGTACGAAAAAAAAAATAATATATGTAAAAACGACACTAGAGGAATCTGGTGTTCTTTTTCTTTTTTAATTTATCTTTAACTTTATGAGATTAAACTTTAAAAGGAATTGTTATGCTACATGCTCGTCCTGATTATGATAGAATTCAAGATCCTAAAGGAAAGATACCTGAAGACATGCCAGTCTTTCTTCTTTTAGGTAAAGATAAACACGCTGCTAAAACAGTTCGTTTCTATGCAGATGAAGTTGAAAAAGATAACGGCGATCCTGAGATTGTTAAATTAGCTAGACAACATGCTGATTTAATGGATGCTCTTCCTGAACATAAGTCTCCTGATATTCCTAAATAAAATGTTTAGAGAATGCATAGAGTATCAAAAGAAAAGAAAACGCTCGTTATTTGGAATTACGAGAGGGACAACTATTGAAACTACTGACAAGTTCAAATATGATAAAGAACTTGCAACAGTTATTGATAAGGTGGTATTACCTGCCGGTTTTGATGAGAAACATTTAGTCAAAATTAAATACCAGCGTAATGATGAAGAAGAGATTCTTGACTGTAGTTATAAAGAGTTTTGGGTTAAAATTATAGAATAGAAGAAGAGAGGGATATCCCTCTCTTCTTCTTAGGCTGTCATGTAGTTAAGAATTGCGTCTAATGTATCTCTACCCATACTAAAGTAGAAACGATTATCAGAAGAGATGTAATATTCTTTTCTGGTTAAGTAGTCGTTAACTTCATCAATAGCTTCGTCAGTGGTTAAACCAATAATAGAAAGAGCATCACCATCAACGTCAGCATCCATTGCTGAGTAGTGACTGATATTAGCTGCAATCGTATTAAAGAAGTCTTTGTCTCTAATTGGGAAACAGTGTGCTACTTCACCAGTAGGTTGCCATTCAGAGTTAAGTTCTTCTAATGTATCATAGGTGTTAGTTGTTTTAAGTTTCAGAATACAGGGGTAGATACTACCATAACCTGTAATTGGATAACGAGTAATAAGCGCAGGATATTTACCTGATAAATTAAATATAGACATGTAAAGGAATTCAGCTAATGAGACTGGGTAGACTTTACTCTTATCGAATCCTTCAGGAACAGAGTCAATGTCTTGTAAGAATTTAAAGTATTTACCATCTTTATAGATAAGACCAAGATAATGTTTACCTTTGTTTAAAGTAACTGGTAAATGTCTTAAATCAAGATTACCGAAGTTTGCAATAACCTTTTCAAGACCATCTCCAGATGTCCACATGTCATAGTCTTTCTGAATGTGAGTGTTCATTACTTCTTCACGTTTCAGAGTTTTAACATTAGTTAAATAAGCAAAGCTGTTGTTTTCAATAAAGATATCTTTAATGTATTTATTCTTAATTTCATAAAGTGTCTTAGGTGCCACTGTTCTAAGAAACTGGTGAAGACCAATATAGGATTCATTGTAACCTAAACGGTTAGTGTCATTAATATTGTTAGCACGTTCAATCGGATTAGAAAGAACATTACGAGTAGAATTAAAGATCTTACGTGTTAACCACTTACCCAAAATGAGTTTGTGTTTACCTTCAAGTAAACCTTTAATAAAATCAAATAACTCTAAAGCGATCTTCTGCAAACTGTTACGGATGTTATCGTAAACTTCAGGTGATTTCTTAGAGATATTAGGGTCAATAATACTAGACTGGAATAACATCTTTCTGTAGAACTTATTAACTTCATCTTCTTGTGGTTTACCGTTATCATCGATAGAGTAATCACGGATACCAGCAGGAAGAACTAAAACATAACGCATCTTATATTTGTTTTCTTTAATGGCTTTATTAAATAAGTCAACCAAGAAAGAACGTTTTTCAGATTCATTCTTTTCAAAGACAAGTTCTTCAATGTGTTCGATAAAGAAAGAATAACCAGTTCTGGCTTCATCAGAATTAGATTTAATAAATGACTTAGTCTTAGCATCCCATTCAGCTAACACAGTACCATCAAGAATTTGTTTGTAAAAAGCTTTTAAAGAAATAGCAGCAAAGTAAATTAACGGGTGGAGAATTTCTGTCTTAAGGTCGACATAACCAAAAGTTCTATTACGAAACTCTGTACCGATATTACCAAAAATGGTTGTACTAAATAAACCATTCGGATGGAAGTTATTTGTGTTATCAAAAATTTGCATGTCAGTGACTTCACCGACTCTTACTTTATCTTGTTCTGTAACTGCAAGTAAATCTAAATTTACAGGTAGTTTTTTAAGAGATGTTGCGTCCATTGTCTTTCCTTTAAGGATATCAAAAAATGCCGTCAAAAATAAGAAAACATAAATTAGAAATAATCTTGGTTACATATATATTAAATGAACCTAATTCTTAGTCATAGCTCTCAGCTAAGAATTCTTATCCCAAGAGCCTAGGAGTTTTGTCATGGACCGTGACACCTTTATTAGTCGTATTGATAAACAACAATTTCCATTTGAAACGGATAGTTACCATACGCTCTTTAATTCTGTTGAAGAGTTTGGAAAGCTTTTTGAAGAAGCCAAGTGTGGTGGTATTCATTTTGTTAATATTTTTATTCAAGGATTGAAGTATCGACTCGGTGCTTTGATTAATAACGCTGTTCACAAAGCACTTGAAAATCAACGTCAGTATCTCCTTACCGCACAAGAGCGAGAATTCGGTACTGGTGATGATGAGTTTGATGCGTTCAGAAGGATGTGTCTTACTCACGACTGGCACTATGACTATACTGACGATGGAGCAGTCTGGCGTCGTGGAAATGATCAACAGAAGAAGCTCGAAAAGATCGTAGCCGATAAAGGCGGTAAGTACAAAGAGTACTGGGAAAACTACGCTCTTAAGAAACTGAGGTAATATTACTAAGAACACCGGGACAATTCCTGGTGTTTTTTTTTTTCTATTTTTGTTTTATTGTTTGACTATGAATTAAAGGATTGTCATGAAAAAGAAATCAGGCAATAAAGATTTAGATAACGAATTAGATTTTGATGATTTAGATGGTCTAGATGATGGTATGGATTTTGGTGAACTAGAGGATATTGATGGTTCAAGATCAACTAGTGGTAGTAAACCTGGTGCTATAGCTAAAGAACTTGCTGAAGAAGCTGGTAAAGGTTTTCTTGATTCTGTAGCTAAAAAGACAGCAAGCAAAGCACTACCTGATTCATATTCCAATAATTATTATGCAGCCATGGAATATGGCGATTTTGCTAAAGAAACATTCGGCGCAAGCAAGAACAAGATTAATAAGAGTTTATATAACTTAGGTAAAGAAGTTAAAAAGATTCTACCATTCCAGTCTAAAATGTTGGATGGTTTTTTATCTAAGTATGAAACTGATTTTGAACAATTTAAAGCACAATCAGAAGAACAGATCAGAGAAGGAAGTATTCAATCTGATTTAGCTTCTATATTTGATAAACAATTAAATGTTCAGAAAGCTTTTGAAGCCAAGAGAAGTTCTGAAGAACAAGTTGATAAGAAACAAAGATTAGCAATCGACAAAGTTAATATTGATGTATTAACAAGTATCGATGGAAATATCTCTAATCAGACAGCTTTCACTTTACAAATTAGTAAAGAGTATTATCGTAAATCATTAGAGCTTCAATATAAGAGTTATTTCATTCAGTCAGATATGCTTAAGACAATGAGAGACTACTATAAAGGTTTCTCTCTTCAATTAGAAAACATTGCTAAGTATAGTGCGCTTCCTGATTTTGTTAAACTCAATACATCAGAAAGAGTCTCTGAAGTTTTAAGAACACAGTTTATTCAGAATACATATAAACAACTTTTCTCTAGTTCTGATTATATTAAAAACGTTAAACAAAAAGTTAGTAATTTAGTTAGTGAAAAAATATCTGGCATTACAGATGGTATCGATCAAGCAACCGACGCAGTAGGTGGTCTTAACCAAGCCGGTGAGTTTGGTGGCGGTGGTGGTCGTGTTCTTGGTGGTGTCTTGTCCGGTATGGGTGGCGGTATTCTCGGTGAGAAAGCTGGCAACTGGCTGGGCGGTAAACTAAATAATAAAATTAAAGATAATAAAACTATCAATACTGGTGGTAATCTGCTAAGCATGTTAGCAAATTCACCAAGAACTCTTTTTGCTTCTTTGAAAAATAAGGCAGATAAGGGAAAAGAAGAATACCAGGATGAGTCTTCACCGTTAAGATTCTTAGCTAGCAAACTCTTCGGTGGTGCTAGTGAGATGTTAGGTGTAACTGACCCAGGTATTAAACAGTCTGAAGTAAAGAAATCAAGTATACTTGAACATAATAAACCAGCTATATTTGATAATAAAGTACATAGAAGTATAACTGAAGTTATTCCTCTCTATCTTTCTAAAATCTTAAGTGAGAATGTTAACTTAAGACAAATGTATAAAACAGTTAACTTAGGTAAACTGAAAAAATTTAATGATGATGAAGAACAAGTTTATGATTATGAAAATAGAAAACTTTCTACGAAAGCTGAATTTAGACAAGCAATGCAGGATTCTGTTTTCAAAGACACTAACAAAGAGTCTAAGAAAGTTGACAGAGTTGCATCTAATATTAATTCATTAGCTTTGACTAGTTCTGAAAAAGCTGGTAATAAAGATGATGTTAAATTCTTAAAAAATAAAAAGGCACAGAAGTCATTTTCTGATTTTATGGCTTTAGCTGGACAGAAAATTGATAAAGATGATTTTAATTATGATAATATCGTAACTAATATAGATCAGAATGCTGATCTAGCTTTGTTGGTCAAGAAAAATCCAACACTTGCAAAGTATATTGACATCCTTAAAAAGAATGATCTATCTAACAAACATGTTAATTTAAATGAAAGTGTTCTTGATACTAAACGAGATTATCCGACCTTAGCTATTATTGAATTATTCAAAGTCACAGCGACAATTTCTGGCTCTAATGTTAAAAATAAAATTGAAGGTGCGATTGCTAATAAAATATCAGAAGCTTTTACACGTTTTATTACATCAACCAACTCAGTAGTTACTTTAGATAATATTATTTCTGGTCAGTGCTTTAAAATGTTAACAAAAAAAGATTTCGATGAGTGCGTGTCTAATATTGAAATATTTGTAGCTCAATGTAAAGCTATCAAATACTCAGGAGACTACTTAAGAGAAACTCAATTTGAAGTTCTTTTAGGTGTCATGAATGAAAGCTTATTAAATAACTTCGAGATTGATCCTGATGTGTTTCAAAAACTTTATGATTATTCTCCTGACCTCCAAGAAGATGGTAAACTAGGTATGAAAAACTTAGTTGAAGGTAAGCTTGGTAAAGAGAAAGAGGATAGAGAATTTGTCGATATGGGAAAGATTAATAACATATCTAGGGTAAAACCTAACGGTGTTAAAGCTTTAGCGGAAGCTAAATCTAAAATTAGTATTATGGATCAACTTGAAAAATCAGGGTTTGGTAAGGAATTAAGTAAGTTTACTGACATTACTAGCAAATTTAAAAAGAATTTAAGTGAAGCCAAAGGTTATAAAGAAATTGGTGCTTCCGTTAAAACAATGTTTAATGATGTTGTTAAACAATCTAAAGACAGTGGTAAGAAAATATATAAAGAAGCTACAGGTAAATTATCAGAAGCATACGGTAAGCTTGATGGTTTATTAAAGAAAGTAACAAAGGATAAACTTCCTGATATTAAACAATCATTTTTAAACGCAGCTGACGCGCATATTAAAAAGATAGATGAAATCATAGCAACTGAAGAAAGAATTAAAGCTGAACAAGCTTCTCAACTTTCAGAAGTTAGTAGTGCTATCAGTGAAAATGTTTCAGATGAAAAATCAATTAAAGAGATGATTGCTAATTTAAAAGTTTTTAGCAAAGCTAAAGAAGAAGAAATCAAACTCTTAAAGAAATTTAAAGGTAAATTACAAGCAAGTAGAAATAGAATTGAGAATATTAATACTGGTGAAGGTGTTAGTGTTCAAGATTTTACAAAACAAATTCGTGAAGCATTTACCAAATTTATCAATGAAGCCAGAGAAACATTAGCTGAAATTGAAACAGAAAATAATGAAATAGCTGCAACTGTTTAAATAAAAAGTACACTGGGTCATTTTTTGACCCAGTGTACTTATACTGAAAAAAGGATTAACATGTCTGATAACGTTTTTAAAGATTTATTTGCGTCTCTTAGAGAAGCAACTAAGTCCACATTTAAACAACACGAATCATCAAATGCAGTTATATTTATTAAAACAAGTATTAGTAAAGTCGAAAGTATTATTAAGACTTTAGATAAAATGCTTAAGAAAAGAAATATTGATGTTGAAGATATTGCAGGAAAAGCTCAAAGTAAAGGTAAAGAATATTTAGATAAAGGTATATCTGCTTTTAATCAAGTTAAGGAAAAAGGTTTCTTAGAAACAGCCAAAGGCAAAGCAACCGAGCTTCAGTCTAAGTTAACAGGCATGTTTAAGAAGGAAAATGAAACAGGTGTTAGTCCGCCTGAAGAAGAGAAGAAAGAAGAAAAGACTTCTCTTACTGAAAAGGAAAAGGCTGAAACAGAAGGTAATAACGCTAAAGCTGAAGAAAAATCTGAAAAGAAACAAGGATTTTTTAATAAGATGTTTAGTCGTTCTACTGAGAAAGCTGAAAAACGTAAGAAAGAAGTTGAAGAAGAAAAGAAAGCTGTCCAAGAAGCCGGAAAGAAAAAAGCTGGTAGTTCTTGGATTGGTAAGATCTTGGGTGCTATCGGTACCGCTGCTGGTTTAATCGGTAGTGTTGTTGGAAAACTTGGTGGGTTCTTATTAAAAGGCTTTGGTAAAACTATTGGTTATTTAGGTGGATTTGTTGTCAAGGGACTTGGTAAGACAATTATGTCTATTGTTCCTGGTATTGCTGGTAGTATAGCAAAACTAACCTCTAGTTTAGTTGGTGGCGGTCTTAAAGGTGCAGCTAGCTTAGCTGGTAAAGGTATCATGGCAGCGGGACGAGCAGCTCTTCCTTTTGTTGGTGGTGCTTTACAATTAGCAGGTAAAGCAGCCTTAACAATAGCAACTGGTCCTGTTGGTTGGATTGCGGCCGCAGCCACAGCAGCATACTTAGGTTATAAACTTTATAAATATGTTACAAGAAACAATGTTGCCGATGATCTTGGTGGTAAATTAACACGCTTAAGATTATTAATGTACGGTTTCAATGATACTAAGAAAGATCATTATTCTAAGGTCTTTGATCTTGAAATGATGATGAAAGATTATATTAAGTTCCGTGATTATAAAGTTACCGTAGATAAACTTAATAATGACGATATTGATAAGATATTAGATATCTTCAAGGTTAAACGTGAAGAGAAAGATAAATATAAAGTACTCAACACTTGGTTTGTTAAGCGTTTTATGCCTGCGTATAAAGCATTCATGCAAGCTCTTTATAGTGTTAATAACAGTATCTATGTTGATGAAATCGATAAACTTAAACCAGCAGATGCTTATAATGTTGTAACTCGTATCAGTGTTCCTACGGTCATTTATGACATACAGGATGCTCCGACATTTGACGATACAAAAATTTATGCTACGAAGGATGAAGTTGATGCTTTATTAACTAATATCACTAATCAATGTAAGGATCAAGCAAATCAAAAAGATCCTAATATGTCTGAGAAAATCGATAAAGAAAATAAAGGTAGAAAGACTACAGATATTTCTTCTAAACAACCGGATCAGAAGAAAGCTGAAGAAAGTAAAGCAGCTGCTCCTCCTCCTCCGAAACAACCTCCTCCTGATAAATTACCAGGCGATGCTGATAGTGCCACGCCACCTAAAGCTGATACAAAAGCTGATAGCTCTAAGATGGAAACTAAAGCCGCTGGTAAACTTAGTAAAGCTTCTGGAGAACTCTATCCTGGTAGCACATCACTAGAAGGTATTAGTACACGTTTACAGAAAGAAAAAATATATAATCTTGATCCTAATGTTCGTGAGTTATTCACCGGCATGGCAAAAGAATATAATTCATTAACTGGTAAGTCTCTTCCTGTTAATGAAGCATTTAGATCGTACGACGATCAAGCTGCTCTTTATGCTAAGTATCCAGGTAAGGCTGCAAAACCTGGTAACTCTACTCATGAGTTTGGTTTAGCTGTAGACATTAACGGTGCAGCTGCTGATGAACTTGATAAACTTGGTTTGATGCGTAAGTATGGATTTACTCGACCTATTGGTGGAGAAAAGTGGCACCTTGAACCTATAGGTGTTTCACTTAATCCTGTACTTGCTAAGAAAGATCAAAATTATCGTACTAAGACTGTAATGGCTTCACCTGGTAGAGGCGGAGATGGTTATGGTTCCAAAGACGATTCTGTTATGAAGAAACGTAACACTGAATATCAATTGGCTATTTACAATAAAGCCGGTGGTGACACAATTGACCCGACAAAGGCAGTTAAGAGTCCCAATGAAAATTTAAATCCTAAACCAGAAATGTCTGAGAAACCTAAAGATGCTGAAACCAAATCAGCTTCTCCGGCTCCTAAAATAGACGGTGCAAGTTCACCAACTGGTGGACAACTTAATAAAGACACTAAAGCTGCAATTGGAACTGATGTTGAAGGTGAAAAGAAACCAACGACCAATCCTAAAGATAAACCTTTAGAGAAATCAGAATCAGTAACACCAGCTAATGCTAACACAAATGTCGGAAAGTTTGCTGAGCTTGGTCCGGAAGCAGCTATTAAACAAGCTGCCAAGATGACTGGGATGAGTGAAGAAACAATGATGGCTTACGCTAAGATGGAGTCAAGTCTTAAAGGCGGAAGCGTTAAGAATAAGAACAGTTCTGCAACAGGTTTATTCCAGATTGTCGGAGGAACTTGGGATGCTCTTGTTAAGAAATATGGTCCTAAATATGGTTTACCTGCGGATGCTAAACCGGACAATAATTATTACAATGCCTTAATGGCAATGGAATATGCTAAAGAAAACCTAGCTGGTATAGGTGATTATAAGTCAGCAGGTATTGATGAATCAACTGCTATCTATTTAGCTCACCATTATGGGTTAAGTGGTTCTAAGAAAGTTATTGAATTCTTGAAGAAAGATCCTAAGACACCAATGAAGGATGCTGTTAGCAGTGCTGCTTACAAAGCAAATACAGCAGCAATCGGTGATAACACAGTCGGTGGATATGTTCAGAAAATCAGTAATAAAATTAGTACAGCAGGTGGTGCAACTAAGGATGCTGGGAGTGCAACTAAACCAGCTGACACTACAAGCTATGCTTCTAAATCAGTTCCTACAGACACCCCTTCTTCTCCTGCTAGCAACAACACAGCACTGGCGTCTAAGGACTCTGGATTCCAAAAGGCTGTTTATAAACCTGAACAGTCTCCTTATAAAACAATCAATACAGCGGCACCAACTCCGGAACCAGCGCAAGCGCCAGCTCCGCAGCAAAGTTCCGTTTTGAATCCTAAGAATATGGAAAGTTTGATGAATGATCAACTTTCAACACTTAAACAAATCGCTTCAATCTTAACTTCTATCGATGGTAAATTTGACATGGATAAGGTTAAAGAATTGGCTGCAGGTAAAACTCCGTCAGCAGCTCCTTCTGCTGTAGACAAATCTGTTCCAAAGAGTGCCGTAGATCTATCCAGGAAGTCTGTGAGCGTGTAAATAAGACACCAGAGGGGTAACTCCCCTCTGGTGTTCTTTTAATCGACTATAGCGCGAAGTACAACATAGATATAAACTGCGTTACGAATATTTTTAATGTTTCTATCAGTGATAGATTTCTTATGTGATTTATAAATTTCTTTAATAAGTTTATCGCCTTGGTCTTTAACTTTATTAATTTCAATATCTGTACCACGAGCATATAATACATTACCAACGATAGTGTTCATAACGTCAATAACATCTGATTTACTATGCAAGAATATATTGTTTTTATTTAAATAGTCGATTGTATTGACTAATACATTTTTAACAAAAGCGAGGACTTTATCATTTGTTTCACGACTTGTAAAATTATAATCACAAATAAGCGTTAATGTTTCTTCAACTTGTTTATAAGAAACACTATTAATAATATCCGTTACAACATGAATATAATCTTTCTTAATAAATGTATTCTTTTCAACAAGGATATTTTCTATCTTAATAAAATACTTTTCAGGAGTATCTAGTTTATCAACAATAACTTCTTGACCTTCGACATCATTAATAATACTTTTACGACTTTTAATGATGTCATCGTTTTCCATCATGTCGATGAATTCACCATAGATGTTCTTAAGAGTATCTTTGGTTCTATTAAATAATTCGGTGATTGCGTTAGGAAGTTCGTCGTCACGATTAAACTTAATCAGTAATTCGTTAAACTTACTATCGACATACTCTTGGCTACGATACTGACAATATTCATTCCAGTTCTTAAGCTTCTTAATAATGTATTTATTATTCAGACGTTCCATCAGCGTTAAAGCTTTTTCTTCTGAAATAGGATAAACAAAATAGTTACTAGAAATAAGAACCAAAGTTCTATAGTTAAAGTAGTTTAAAATTTCTTTAGCATATTCTTCAGCGTGCTCTTTCTTTAAATCCTTATTAGATAAGAATCTATGAGCAATATAGAAGCAAACAAGATTAACGTCATCACGTGCTATCTTAAAACTTTTATTAATTGTGGTAATGCCGTCAATAGCCTCAATGACATTAGACGCAGGTATATTGAATAAGTTGTTGTAGAAAATATCTTTGTCATACATTGTGTATTTAACAAAATGATTTCCGATAAGTTTAGAACCAAACAGATTCTTAAACTCTGTATTTCGAGTAATAAATTCAATATTGTTAAAGACTATTTTTTTGTAAAAGCTAGTATCGAACTTGACTCCTTCGAATAGCTTATCAAACGCCTCTTTAACTTTCATAATTAAATAAGCTTAAAATGAGCTTTAACGTGTTTAATAAAACTTTCGATTGTATAAACAACATTCTTAGTTTTATTTTCGATATTGGTTAAGAACCAAGCTTCTTGTGCAGTAGTAAAACCATTGGTGTGAATAAATACAAAGTCATTATCCTGTATAGACCTTAATGTGTCAACAGGTTCTTCATTAATATTTTCGGTGCTGATTGCTTTAACCTCAGCGTCTTTAGTATCACCTTCAACTTCACTCATATGTACTTGAGTGTTTTCAAGAACTTTTTGCAAAGCTGTCGCAACGATTTGAGAGATAGCACCTGTGACAGTGATAGTCATATCTTTAGCTTCTTCTATCTCTTCTTCTTTCTTAGGAGTTTCAGGAGTTTCCTGATTAACTTGTTCAGATTGTGTCTTGTCGTATTTCTTTAATAAGAAGGTAGGCATTTGAAATTCCTTTAGGTAACAGTCAAACAATTTTTGAATTTGATTTTTATTCAATTACATATATATTTATTGACGTATATATTAGACAACTGACTCGATGTCTAGTATTCCTATATGAGTCTAAAGGAGTTTGAAAATGGCAAAACTCACTTTGCGTGAAGATGGGGTTGATCACGTACACGTCTCAACCACCGGTAAGACAATAGTCGGCCGGATTTGTTCTGTAGACCTACAGAAGAATTTTACCATACCTGGAATTGGTGAGTTCCTTAATCCAGGGTTGTTTGCTCACATGGTTGTGAGTGGTAAGAATCCAATGGTTAAGTCTGCACCAGAAAAGAAAATGTTCAGTCAGCAAGAGCATACTCTTTTTCGTCACTCTGTTTGCTTGGCGAAGTTCTTTCAGATTTGTCAGTTCAGTGATATCATCACACAAGATGCTCTCACCGCTGTGGAAAAAAAGAAGAAGATCGATTTGCAATTCTGCAACTATCGGTTCCTTCCTAATGGGTTGCGAGAAATGCGACCCATGCAGTTTCATGCGAATGCCGCTCATGCCATGGTTAAGTTCTTGGTATCCAATAACCAGGACAAAAGCCATTTTAATTTCGAGGATTTTGACTACATCGAAACACTGGCAATGGTTAATCGTATCTTGAAGGATCGTCAGCAACGGGTAAGGGTTGACATGAAAATTGCCAACATCATCGAGTCGATCCATCAGGCGCACGAGAGTATGGAAAGAGCACCACTGTTTTAACAGTATAAAAAACACCAACGTTGTTCTGGTGTTTTTTTTTTATTTTACTTTACAATTAATAGGTTTGATTATTTAACTAGGATAATAAAATGGGTGATTGGACAATTGACAGCCTTACAGAATATCTTGTTAGTTTGTTTATAGCTAAAAATATTGTCAATGAGATTATTAAGAAAGTTGATAAAGTTTCACATTCACTATTAGTAGAAGAGTTTTTAGCTATCGGTGTTGAAAAGAATGGTAAAGATATTCATGTTATGTTAAAAGTTTTTGATGAAACAAAACCTAGTTGTTGGGTTGAAAATTATGAATATAAGTTTAATTCTCGATACATAGATACAATTATAGTTCCAGGTAAAAAATGTTAAGTCGGTATAGTTGGGGAAGACGCACTAGACCGGGATATGAAGTATCTTCTAAAGGTGATAAAAGGTTCTCTGCTTTGTTTGCAAAGATGCCTGACGGAAGATCTATCGAGATGCATTACCAGTGTGATGTTAAGGGTTACGACCCTGGTGGTAGAAACTGGAGACTAGGTAAAGGTAAACCACCTTTAGATCTCAGTAAAGATTTAGTTAAAGAATATCAAAAGCTCTGGGAAGTTTGGGCTGAATCTAATCAAGAATTACTGCTAGAACTTAAGGTTATTGTTTTATCACATAACAATACCTTAACAGATATGTTTGCAACAACCAATGTAAATCAAGCAAGAGCATTATCGATTATACTTAATACCATTTAGAAAAATAATAATCAATTGGACTTAGATCCATTTCTTAACAAAAAGGGACAAACCACAATGCCAGCATTATTGGAAAAAGATAAAATTTGTCTAAATTGTACGCTTAGTGATTGTATTGAAGGAAATAAAAATTGCCCACGCAAGGTATATAATAAAGAAAAATCTGAATATAAAGAAGAAGTCAAAAAACAAAAAAATGACTTCAGTGCTTAAACGTAAAGAACCTTTTGTTGTACGATAAGAGAACATCCTAGTGGTCAAGCCACTAGGATGTTTTACATTTGTGAAATTTTGTAAAGCTTCTCTTTAATATCTTTCTCTACTTCATAACTGAACATGTCATTAAGACGATTGTCTCTTTCAAGACGTTTCGCTAAACGTTTCCAGTCATTAATATAATGTCGATTGGTTGATTTATTTTTAGCCACATCAAATAAGAAGATCATGTAATCCAAACGACTGATAAACAAAGACCATTTAATTTGACTTGTGTAACCAATGTTAGGTAAAGCTAATAACTCACTTGCATCTATCTTAAACATCAAATGTATGTTATGTAAGATATTCATAAAGTCTAAATTCTTATTTGTAATAACATCAAGTGTCTGATCAATATAACGTTCTATTTGAATAGTAGGTTCAAATATCTTAAAACGATGTTTGAACTTAGGTGTTTCAGTTTCAATACCATAGAAACGATCAATAATTTTATTTAGGAACATATGATCGATAACATCATCCATCATGTTACTAATAACATACTTAATAACAAAGTTGTTCTTATTTAAAACAAGTGAACCATCTTCCGTTTGACCAAGTTCATGAGCTGCTTGTTGTTTATTAAACTCTCTAAACTGCACAGCTAATTTAGGAATATTAATCATTAGTGTACAAAGACCGGATTTACTTTCATCATCAGAACCTAACGGTAAAAGTAATTTATGATCATTGCGATTATGAGATAAAGTATAAACTGATTTAGCTTGTTTCCAATTGTTAACTAATTCTTGTACGTTAAATAATTCATAACTAGCAATAATGATCTCTTCATTTTCATTTCCGAAGAAGTAACCAGGATGTACAACACCCTTCTCAATATCACTAGTAAACTTAAAATGTTTCGCTAGATACTTTAGTTTATCCAATGCATAGTCTATATATCTAAATGTATCATACTGAATATAGGTAGGAAAGTGTTCTAAGATTCTGCTAAGAATATGTGTGTTCTTAACAGCAAAGTTCCTTTCTTGATAGTATTTTTCGATCGCATCCTTATTAAAAATGTATAAACGACGTAAATAACTTAAGTCGGTTGGATGTATGATTCCACTAATCGGAGCACTGTTTATATACTCACGATTAAACAAATCAAGATATAGCATTATATCTTCCTTAATTCTTAGTCAAAAAATACGAGTTTATTTTATTAATACAATATTTATATAGGTTGCATTGGAAACATAAATAAACGCATATATAGTATCCGTAGTTAAACTACAAAGGAGATCTTTCAATGTTTTATCCGCAACCTATCGTGGGTAACAATACTATCAGATCAGATATCCAAAACCTGAGTGAACAATTTATCAGCGGTGAAGTTCTCTCTGTTGAGCTATCTGATTTCGTGTTCGGGAATATCGCTCGTACTCGTAATGGTAGTTACACCCAATACTTGAGTCAGATCAAACAGATCTTGACCCATAGCAAGATTGAGTATTTCTATGATCTTATGATTATCAAGTCTTCGGCAGAAATTGCTGAAGATCAAAAAGCAGTCATGGTTCGTTTCATCAACTTGTGTGTGGCGCACAAAACCAAGATTGTCTTATTCAATAATAACATTATCTATATTCCTGACGATCTAAAAAAATACGGGGAGGAAGCAGTACATGCACACGTAAACTCAGCTTACCGCGAGTATATCCATAAAAGGAAAACTAAATACATAGCAAGCAGGTTTAGTCTTAAAAAACTTATTCCTTTCTTGCATTAGTATTAAAAAATTACTATTAAGCACATGAAGTGAGAAAGTTACAGGTGATCACCTGTAGCTGGCTTAGAGACATCGAATTTTTTAACATCCGTCAAATAACAGGAGTTCCAAATGAGCGTGAATACTAATCAACCTGCTTCCAAGGCTAAGGCTGCTGCTTCTACCGCTGGTGCAACTCAGCAAACTCAACAACCGCAGCAACAAACCCAGCAACAAGCTGGCACTGCTTTCATGCCGGTCTTCGGTCTGCAAACCCGTCTGTCGGCTTTCGGTTCCGGTGGTGAGCAGTTTGAAAAGCTGTTTGAAAACATTCAGAAGAAGATCAAGTTCTTGAATGAAGAAGTCAAGACTGAAGAAAAATATGCCGTCATCAAGCTGCTCAAGCAGAACGCCGGCCTGAACTACTCTGCCATTATCGTTGCCGAATCTTTCAACGGCGTCGTTGCTGCACATATCCTTATGGTCGAAAAGACCGGTGACTATCCGGAAAAGCTGATCGAAACCGTTGCTGGTACCCGTTACGAAATCACCCGTACTCCGGCTGACGCTCTTGACGACAAGTACGTTTCCCAGGCTCAACTGGCTGTTGCCGAAGCTCTCAAGGTCGAAGCAGCTGCAGTCATTATTACTGACGGTACCCTGGTGCCGAACGAATTTGACGTTGCCAGCGAATCCATGGTCAATGACCTTATCCAGAACACCTTCAACGCCACGCATTCGGAAATCAACATCCGTGTGAATGACTACAAGGGTATCAATCTGGCCAACTTGATTCAGAACAACCGCAATGGTAAGTTCTTTATCAATATGTACTTCAATGCGGAAGATGCTCAGTTCTTCGACCAGACCGGTATGCCGGTTCGTCAGGATGTGTGCATCGCGTTGTCATACAAGATGAACAGCTCGAATAACAATCGTTCTATCAATCAAGGTGACGACGCTTTTGAAATCGTCAAGACCTATGGTTACCTGGACTTCGAATGGTCGCCGGCAATGGTTAACGGTATGGTTGGTACCCAGAAGTTTGTTCCGAACTTCGTGATCACCCATATTGATTCAAAGGTTGCTCCGACTCCGGATATCATGTTCCTCGGCGTGGCGTCTGTTTTCGCCATCAATGAAGACATGAACTGGATGCAAGCTTTCCGTCCGACGCCGGGTAAGAAGAACGAAATCGACTTCAATGACATCGGTGCTCTCAACATCGAAGGCAATATCGAAAACAGCGCAACTGGTTTCGGTAAGAAGTACGGTACTAAGGAAAAGACCTTTACGGTTGTGGAACTGAACAAGTACATCCAACACCTGGTTCGTCCGAACATCATCGTTTCTATCGATGTTCCGAAGGCCGGTCCGGAAACCTGGTTCATGTCTGCACTGCAATATATCAAGTTCCGCAATTCCAAGGATGCTTTCGGTCGTGTGATGGATTACATCAACACCATGACCAACGGCGGCTTCCAAGCTGGTAACTTCCAGATCTTCGACGGCATCACCAACAAGATTCATGGTGGTTTCTACAAGAGCAACGGTGGCTACAAGGACATTCGTCATCTGAATTCCTACCTCGGCTTTGCAAACTTTATCGCTGAAACCAATCAGTCGCCTGCACTGATCGCTCAGTACACGAACACTCTGTATAACAACAGCATCCCGTCTGAGCTGCGTTGTGCCGAGCGTAAAAAGTACCTGGACGAAATGAGCAACAAGTCGGCTGTCTATAAGCAGTACTATGATCGCCTGACCTTCTCGTCGCCGTTCCTGATGCAGCTTCTGGCTTCACTGCGTAATGTTGGCTTCAGCCCTCTGTTCTCCAACATGGGTGCTATGAACGATATGTTCCAGCGTCGTTCGTCTGCCGACTTCAGTGGCGCGATGATGGGTACGGATGCTCGTATCCTTGGTCAGACCAATGTGTATGGTGGGTTCTTCGGCATGCCCATGGGCTATGCTCGTACCTTCTAATACATAAGCGACAAGCAACCAGAGAGGGAGTCCCTCTCTGGTTGTTTTCTTTTTGGTCTGTCTAAAACAGCCATTAGGTGGTTAACTTTCACTCAGGAGCTTTAGATGATTTCAGTTTTCGCGTGCGGTGGTTGTGGTACAAACATTGCTCGACAAATTTCAGACCTCGATATTGAGGTTAATTATATTGATACATCAACTTCTAACCTTAAGGGTGTGAAGTCCGATAATATCTTCGTCCTCGAAAACATCGATGGCGCAGGCAAAGATCGTTCCAAAACCTACGAACATTTCAAGGACATTGCGGACGATGTCGTTATCAAATTTAAACCCTCACCATCTCTTAATGTTGTTGTATCTTCTTTGTCTGGTGGCAGCGGTAGTATTATTGCTCCGCTTGTTACTAAGGAACTTATCCGACAGGGACACAACACCATAGTCATCGCTATCGACTCCAAGCATTCTGTCAAGGAACTCGATAATACGATTAAGGCATTCCAAACTTATAAGTCGATTTCTAATGGCATCAAGAAAGCCATCAGTATCTTCTATATCGAAAACAGCAATCGCAAAGAAAGCGACAACAAGGCTGTTTGGTTTATCAATCTTCTTTCTCTGTTGGTGAACAAAGAACAGACGGAAGAATTTGATACAACTGATCTGACCAACTTCATCAACTTTGATCGTGTTACAGACAATGCACCGACTGTGTCGATCCTTGAAGTTAATGAAAACGAAACGATTACTCCTGAAAAGAATACCACGATTGTTAGCAGTATCCTGCTGACTACCGATAAGCATTCTGTTATTAAACCGGTTGTTCCGGAATACCTATCAACTTGTGTGGTTACTGATCCACAGTACAAGAATGAAGACATTCGTGTCGATAATATTCTTGGCAAGTTGTCTATCATTGTTGATGAGATGGAACGTCAACATAAAGAACATAAAGACAACAAGAAGGTTAATAAGTTTAAGGAACTTGAAGTACAAGGTTCTAATTCCGATGATGTTGTACTGTAAGTAATAATAGCTACCCACGATTAAGTTCGTGGGTAGTTTTTCTTTTTCATCGGGATATAACTCAGGTACACATATAGTATCTGTATTAATTAAATACTGATTAGTGGAATATCGTGATTTTCAGAGAGGAGTAATCTGTGCCAGTTACCCTAAAATTAATAAACTTCGATACAATCTATCATCGAATTAAATCACCAAAAATCCTCATCAATCATGAGGACATATTCAATACAGAAAATAAAGAAAAACTTGATTCCATTATTCTTAAGAACTATTCAGAAGACAACCTATCTATCATCCCGTCTTGTAACTGTGGTGATCTAAAAGGTGCTTACTATATCGGTGAAGTCTGTCATAAATGTGGAACACATGTGGCGTCTAATCTCGATGACAATATTTCCTTCTTACTTTGGGTTCAGAAACCACAAGAAGTAGAATACTTTATCTCTCCACAAATACTGAACATTCTATTGAATCGTTACAAAATAACGAAGCCGAATGTTCAACTTATCAAATACATCATGATACCGAACTTCAAGTTCGATAAACGTGCTCAGAAAAAGAACATGCAGTTGCTTGAGAAGCTTGACTTCTTACTAGCAGCTAACAATATTAAACGAGGGTACAATAGTTTTATCCAAAACTTCTTCAAGATTATAGAGATCTTGGAAACAGAGTTTATCAAGGAAAAACCAAATCCTGATTTCAATTTCTATGAATTCTTGGTAAAAAATAAAGACAGCATATTTAGTGGTTATCTACCTTTCCCTAATCGTATTATCTTTGCGATGGAAAGCAATGAACTTGGTAAGTTTATTGATAAGAGCTTGCTCAACCCGATCAATGTTATTCGGCGATTGACAGGTATTGATCTTTATACAAAACCTTCTGTTGTTAAGCAAGCTAAGGTTGCAAATAGTCTTATCGATCTATCCGAGTTCTATGCATCGTATATGAAGAACGTGATGTTCAGTAAACCTGGACTTAATCGTCAACATATCGCGTCAACTCGCTGTCACTTTACTGCTCGTGCAGTTATCAGTAGTATCTACGGACCTCATGATTATGATGAGATTCATATTCCATGGAGCGTGGCTTGCACATTGCTTCGGGAACATATTCTTAATCGACTCTATGTTCGCAAGTACACCTATAAACAAGCAACCAACTTCTTACAATATCATAACAAGATATATACTCCAGTACTGGATGAAATCTTTAAGGAAATCATAACTGCGTCTGGTGGTGGTTTACGTTGTTTGTTTAATCGTAACCCATCTCTACACCGTGGTTCTATTCAAAGTGTGCGTGTTACTCGTATCAAGACTGACACAGGTGATAACACAATCAGTATGAGTTACCTGATTGGTCCTAGCTTTAACTCGGACTATGACGGAGATGAACTAAACTTGTCTCTGGCTCTTACTGAAAAGGTTCTGAAGCATTTACATAACTTTGAACCGCACCATAACATCCTGACCCTTGGTGGTCCGAATGAATTCAGTAACAATATCAAATTACCAAAAACAATTATCAGTACTTTGTCCAACTGGATGAACAGCTAACATAAAGATACCCGTAGCAATACGGGTATCTTAGTTATTTAATATTTCAACAGAAATAGATTTGACTACATATATATTAATTGTCCCTTCCACTTATTAATTAAAGGAGGTGAGAACTTGTGGGCATAGTCGTGAATGTACCTGAAGCTGGTCTTGACATGGTTCTCTATGGAGATAAGTCCAGTGTAATTAGCAATTATCTTTATAATCAAATGCAGGGATTGCCGCAAGCGTTTAATGAATTTAGTGAACGTATTTATAACGCAATGTCCAACAGTTATAATTATATCAATGACAAATTAACACAGTACGGTATTATGAACGAACTTCAAAATAGCGGACTAAAAGTTATTGATAATTACTATGAAGAATTACTAACGTTCCAGCAACTTCAAAATGCCAATCTTACAATGCAACGTTGGGTTATGGCACATCCACAGATTCGTCAGATGTATGTTGACCAAAATCTGGATGGTTATTCTGGAACATATAAAAACATCTCTGGTAAAGATACTGGAGAAAAAGATTATAATTATCGCATGGTAATGGATGGTGGTGTTATCCCGACTGAAGATGGTTGGGTAATGAAACACTATATTGACGATCTCCAAACAGGAGATAGGGAACTGAACCATTTCGAAAAGGTGAAGATTCGTAACACCTGGGAAGCAATGGATTGGTTTCTTCAAACAAGCAATTTCGACTTCACTCTCAAGAGTGATACACCAGTAAAATTTAACAAGGAATAAAAAGTGAACCTGAACTCCACTGAACTGGAAGAGCTTAATAGTTTGCTGGCTGACAAAAAGATTGACATTCCGGAGTTTCGCCGGTCTGTTACTGCATCAGGTAATAACTACGCATGGTTGCAACGTAACATCACCATTCGTAATCCGGGGATCGCTGACCGGTTGAAAAACTTACTCGGTATGAAAACTAAACAAGTAGCTCAAGCTGCTTAATAAAAAAGAGAGGATTCGTCCTCTCTTTTTTTTTTTCTTACTGAACTCTCAATTAGTTGAAGATTAATTTAGGAGATTTATAAATGCCATTTCGTTTACCAAGTTGCAAACTTATATCAGAGTGCGAATGGATTAATTCTGTTTCTGTGTTTTGGGTGTTTATCTTGTTGTAGTGACAACAGGTTACTATAATCTTCTCCAAAGTTTTTTATCTAGGATTCAATAATGAAAGTTGTACTGTTTCATAAAAATTGTAAAGATGGTTTATTTTCCGCCTTTTCTTTTTGGAAAAAGTTTGGTGGTAAAGATGTTCTCTATATTGAAGTAAACTATAAACCTATTCAGGATATGGAGCCTATTGAGGCACTGAACTATATCTTTAATGGTTATATCAAAAACCCATCTTTATTAAACGCTGCTCCGTACATTTTTCCTGATGGTGTTGTCACTGAATCAGAGATGGCTGAAATGGAACTGTATGTAGTTGACTATTGTTTCCCAGTAAAACATCTACAGTGTTACATTGATTTATTTAAAAGCATTCTTGTGCTTGATCATCACAAGACAGCTATAGATGAATATACAAAGTACTATCCTTCTAAAGAAGGTGGGTTTGGTTGGATATTTATTAGACCACATACAAATTGTGAAATTATTTTCTCTAAAGAACAAAGTGGTGCTAAGTTAACTTGGATGTATTTCCATGGTGGTTATAACGAAGTACCTAAATATATAGAACTCATTAGCGATAGAGATCTTTGGACATTTAAACTAGAAAATTCTAAGAAGTTTCATCATGGTTTAATATTACATCAACTTAATGATTTTAATGTCATTGACGCGCTTATGAATAGTGCTATGCATGATATCGTTAATATTGGTGGTAAGTATGAAACTGCACTACTGGAAAGAATAGAAAAAATTATAAAGTCTAATTTAACAGAGATAGTTGTTAAAATAGCCGGTAAAGAATATAAAGCAGGCTTAGTTAATTCTTATCTAGATATTGCTTCTGATCTATGTGATAGTATTATTTATAATCATGGATATGACATAGCAATTGCATTTGATATCCAGAAAAGATCTGATGTTAGTTGTAGTGTCAGGTCACGTAAGGGTATTGACTCTTCTAGTCTTAGTCTTATGTACGGTGGTGGTGGTCACGCTAACGCATCAGGATTTCATTTTAGTTTAAAAGAACTTATTACCGCGATTAAGAAAAAACATATTATTGTTGTTAAAAACCCTTCTTTCAATATCTTTAAGAAAATCATGGAGATATTTAAATGACAACTGGAACAATACCTAGCTAATAGATAAATCTTTAGTTACATATATAGTAAGTAATTACTTAACTAAAGGTACTAAAGATGGCTAAAAAATTAACACTAAAAAAATTCATAAGAAAAGCTATATTTATTCATGGCGGTAGATTTGATTATTCTAAAGTAGTTTATATCAATGCCAAAACTAAAGTTTGTATCATCTGTCCTATTCATGGTGAGTTCTGGCAAACTCCAGATAACCATTTACAAGGGCAAGGTTGTTCACTTTGTGGAATAACACAAAGAAGTATTTTATCAACGTTTACTTTAGAAGAATTTATACAAAAAGCTATCACTAAACATGGTAACAAGTATGATTATACAGGATTTAATTATTTAAATTCACATATTAAAGGTAAGATTAGATGTAATACATGTAATACTATTTTTGAACAAACACCTGCTTCTCATCTTTCTGGTAAAGGGTGTCCTAACTGTAGACTAAATAAACTTAAAAATTTATTTACACCATCATTAGAAAAAGTAATAAAAGAATTTATAAAAATACATAGTAATAGATTTGGATATGATGATTTTATATATAAAGGTTCTCATGTAAAGAGTTTTATTAAATGTAAAAAACATGGTTTATTCTTACAAAATGCTACAAATCATCTGTCGGGAAAAGGTTGCCCTAGTTGTAGCTCATCCAAAGGTGAATTGTTATTAGAAGAAATATTTAAAAAACATAACATTGAAGCTATGCCTCAGTATAACATACCTGAGATCGTTAATAACTACAAGATAGACTTCTATTTACCTAAGTATCGACTACTCGTAGAGTTCCACGGGATACAACATTATGAGTATATACCATTTTTTCATGATGGTAAGTATACATTCGAAGATCAGAAAACTAGAGATGAGATGGTTAGAGATGCTGCTATCAGATGGAAATATAACTATCTAGAGTTTAATTATAAACAATTAAAATATATGACTAATGAACAGTTTGAACAGTTAGTTATAAGTAACATAAATTTTAAATTAAAAAGGATTAAGAATGAATAAATCATCACCAATACTGCCATCACTTTCCGAAAATGGTTGGGTAAAATCAAGTAAAGATATTTTAGCTTACAACTTAGCACATTATATTCTGTCAGACGCGGCACAGTCTATAGCTTATAAAGGTAACATCATTAACTTACCTGAAACTTATTATTTACATATCAATGATCCTATAAGTATGGCTTCAGCTATTAAATCTGATCTTGAACGACTGCTTGGCAGATATTTTGTCAGCACCGATGTCGTGACAGACATAAAAGAAATTAACGCTAAAAACTTCGCCATTCTTATTTATGCTGCTGTTATCGATGATGAAAATATTAAACACGAACTCACAAGAATCACAGAAGTAAATTCTTCAGGTGTTCGTAATATCATTGAGATGAATAATTACGGTGACGGTTTAAGTTACCTGGGATCTGTTTAATTTTACTACAGTCCAAGATAATATGACTGTAACTACGTATAACGATGGAGAATAATAATGTCTATTGAAGATCAAGCTAACGCAGTAAGGAACATGCTGCTTGCGGAGATTGATAAGTCGAAGACCGTCGTTTTCGATGGTTTATTAAACAACTCAATGCTTAACTCAATTCCAGAATCATTATTTGTTAACTATTTCCTTCCCTGTTTCATAGGTGAACCGAAGAGTCCAAACTGGGTGATGGAATGGATTTCTATCGCAGGAACACCAATGGCGGAAGTTGGTGTTTTTAGAGATGGTACAAATGAACTACTGTTTAGTGTTCCTAGTATCTTAAATACAAATAACTTATTTTTACACAAACAAGGTGGTGATCTAGGCGATATCTTTACTCGTTTTGATCAGATCAATAACAATACTCCAAGCCGTGGTCTTGGATTCTTGATTCAAGCTTTGAATAGTAAAAACCAAGAACTGATTAGTAAAATTAGTTTTAATGATGTTAATCAAAAATGGTACGGTATTTTAACCAGGTACAATCTAGTTAGTATCGAACCTCAGACATCACAAGTGACTGGTTCTGAGCCAGGTGATTATTTTGAAATGTAACCAGATAAGACACAGAGAAATCTGTGTCTTATCTTTTTTGTCTGTTTAGAAAGGTAATTTTTTGATTTTTAGATATTGATTTTTTAAGGAGTTCATAATGCCTAACAATAATGCCACTGGTATTGTAGGGTCCGATGGGTTTGCTCCTATTTATTCACCTGACGCCAGGTGGACAATGTGGAGTATCCATGAGATCTACATGGGTAGTGCTGGTCAGAACAAGTATATTCCAAAAGTAAATGACTATGTGATTGAGCCAGAGACCGGTTCTACTTATCGTGTTTCTGATCTTAATAACATTACATTTATTCCAGAGCTTTCACCTATTACTATTTCCCAAACAGCTTCTACTGATGAAATTTTATCATCAACAAACGATAACTATCGAATTTATTTTGACAAATCAATTACACCGTGGACATTAAATGTCGACGGGTTTATGCGTGTTTACTCTAGTACGGCTACTGTTGCTAGAATATACAAAGGTTCGTTTATTGACGATACCAAGATTGTTTCCAGACGCTTTGATAATAACGGAAACTTTATTGGGCATGATATTCCTCTTCAGCTTGTCGCCTTTAATAGTCATGATAACTACGCTATTAAGAGTATTCCTGGTTGCAACACAACTACAGATTTAACAGATGGCGATGTATGCACTATCGTTGTGTTTGATTCCAATGGTAAGGTTATTGTTAAAACAACTTGTGTTGTTGAAGAATCTACCTTTGTTGCACAAGCTTACGCTGAACAAAAATATATTACCAACATTTTCATGAAGAGTGCATTTATTAGCACATCTCAACCTGATGATGTTAATTATCCTGTTAATCTTCCTTTGGCTTCGTTCAACCCGATTGGTGTTGTTCAGTATAATGACGGAAGTCAAATGGAATATCCTGTTGACGGTGATAAGTTCCGTCTATATGGTCTCGATCAATTTGTTAGCACTATCCTTGGTCACAAGGTTCCGTTAGTGCTTAGTTACAGAATGAACGCTGGTGAATCAGCCTTGACATCTGTTCAAAGCGATAACTTCTATGTTACTAGACCTTACACACTAAAGGTTAGTAATCCTAATACAAGCTATAACGTTAAGTTGTTTGTGTTCCCTGTCTGGGTTAGCGAAACTAACGGTTATAGTTATAAAGCTTTCCTTATGAATCTGGATCGCAATGTTCTGTTTGATGTTACAACTTTAGTTAGTTTAGCGTCCAACTCGCCGACATTCAATCCTATTGCATACGGTATCACACAACGTTTGATATTCAGTGTTAATTTGTCAAATGTTTCTGGTATCTACAATAACTATTTACATGTTCAGACCGTTGATATTATTCTTCGCGGTCCTGCTAGTGAACCTACAAATGTTAATATCTGGGAAGTTGGTACACAAGTCCCGTCTTCGACACCACACTTCGGTACAAATCTAAGAGCAACTAAAGACGCTTTATTTAATACCAAGATTAGTATCCATAATAACTTTACAACAGTTAGTGATTTCATCATTAATTTATATCGTAATACTATTCCATTATTTAATCCTAATACTGAGTTGGAAGCTCCTGAACCAACCCATATCGAAGTTAGATATTTAAATGAAAGTATCATCGTACCTGTAATTGAGTATGATAATGTATTTACTTTTAACACCGGAGTTGGTGCTCTTTCCAATGTTGAAATTATATTCCTTAAAGAAACCGTATCTGGTTATCTTAAATTAAGTGTGGCATCTTTAACAGTGAGATAAGAAATGGGAAACTTAATAAAGAACTTCCTAAAATACTTTTATCGGCTGCTTATATTTAAAGTTATAGTTATTGACAGAGCTAACTTTGTTAACTACGATAAATTAAAAACATTTTGCGAATATGAGTTAATGAGTAACATGGGACCTATGCGGTTTATCTTCAAAGAAGACCGTCGTAGAAAACGTCGTAAACTCGATAACTTACTACTATTAAATAGTTTCTTAGTTGAACTTAAAGTTCCTGATGAAGTAGTTCTTAAACGTCAAGAACTTAATGACAAAGTTATTATTGTTATTAAACTGGTTGTGTTTAAAATCAATTACGAGATCCTTTCAGAAGTATTATTGGATCTTTACGTGGATACAATCTTTACCTTTATTAAAAGTCATCCAGCTGACACTAGAGCAATAACTATTGAGTAAACTAAGACAGAGGAAGGCATATGCCTTCCTCTGTCTTATACTATGCTAATCTTCTAGACTTTAACTTACGTTCTCTACTAATTGTTTCAAGAAGATCTTCAACCGATATTACATGGTTAAAGACTCTTAGATCTGCAGCTAATTTCTTAATACGTATTTCAAGTTGTCTAGCGATGATATCATTAGACTCTTTCTTATAAGTATCGATTAACTCATTAAACTCATATTCAAGTTCCATAACTTCTTGATCTGAATAGTCATCTTCAACAACAGCATACTTTTCAGATAAATAAACTTTGTTATGTTTCAACAAAGAACTAGTATCAATACCATATAGGTTAAGATTCTTACCATTTGTGAGAAGCCAATAAGAAAGTAAACCAGCAATAACCATATCGTCATTACCACCTTCTGGGTGATCAATACGATTGTTCTTAATAATCAAAGCAGAGATCTGTGTGATAAGTTTCTGGTCATAAATACAAGCACCTGTATACTTCAGCATAGAAATAAGTGTACTGCTATAAAGTTCTGATCGAGAGGTTATACCGCTACCAGATGTAACAAATCCAATATGTTTCTTATATTTAACAAAGATTTCTTCGTTGTAATATTTAGCTTTAATAATTTCTTCATACTCTTTTTCATATTTTTCTTTCTCTTGAAAGATAGTATTATAGAGTCTTGTAAACGGATTGATTTCATGCAGAAGAAGTTTCTGTATAATGTAGTCAATCATAGTAGCTGCACTACTTCGTCTTTCAATAATCATTACAGCTTTCTCAAACTTCATTAAGAAAGATACAAAGAAGTCAGCCAATGTAATTAAGTTAAGATCATTGAAAACAGCAGTGCAAAGAACTTGACCGCTAGTGTGGTCACGCATAATAAAAGCAATGTCATCTCGACCAACAGCATCTGACGTGTCGATACCAATGGTGAAACTATTACCGTTACTTATACGAACCTGCATATCCTCTTCAGTAACATACCATCTTAACAGATAGTTATACGGAGAATAGAATTCAACACGAGGTTGTTCGATAATATTTTCTTTAATAAGATCAAGATACTGTTTAGGAATAGGTGAAAGATTAGAACCAGAAAGCCACTGGTTGAAAATGTCTCGACCGATGTTCTCAGGTGTCGAAATGTTTTCTGCAAGTTTACGAGCAAGCCATTCATCATCATAACCTAACTGACGATAACTCATCGTAATGTTAACGATCGGTCTCTTGGTTTGGTTAGTAGAGGCATTCGAATTCTTAAGAATAGTTTCATTGAGGTCATCTTCGTCTTTACAATCGAAGAGATGTTCATCCCAAAACGTAGCGCTGTTAGCAAGACTAAATACATAACTACCATCACGGTCGTCAATATTACCAGCCGTTGTGGCCAACACAGTACCGTACATCTTCTTAAGTTCTCTAGCAAACTCACGAGCAGCATTACCCGACATGAGCATAGCACCCATAGCGATAGCAATGTTTTCGATAAACGCTGATTCGTCGATAATGTTAATAGGTGATGTGAAACCTCGACCTACCTTTTCAGCTTGTTTAGGCGATGAAGAAGAAAGGTTACCTTTAAAAACATTATCAAAATCTCTTAATCGAACTTCATCGCTATTAAAAATATCTTTCTTATCTGAGAAATTTAGATAGTCAGGTAGTTCTTCAAATAAAGCTTTAACTTTAGTTAGAGTTTCAGCTTTAAGACCTTCTGATTTAGTTAGAAGGTTAATAAATGTATTCGATGACCAGAAGTTTAAAATCCCTGTTACTAGACTCATCAAGGAAGTTGTTTTACCAGTTTGACGAAGAATAACAATCAGTGTCATCACATGGTTAAAGAATAACCAGTAGAGTGCTATATTCGCTCTGTCTGCTCGAAACTTGGATGGCACAAGGCTACCAGGTATCGGAACTCTTAGAACCTCTCTGAAGACGTACCAGGGGTTTAATTTACACTCTTTAACTACTCGAGCTTTTAACTGTAAAGATAAGTTAGGATTATGAGGATCAACATCTTTTAATGCAGGGTCTAATAATGACAAATGAAATGCATTATTCTGAACACCCATTTTATAATAGATCTCAGCTAGTCTGAGAAATGTTAAGTTTTTTGTTTCGTAGTGAATGATGGCGTTTGGATACTTATTTTTCCAATCGTCTCGAAAGAGTATCATATTTCTTTTCCTTTATTATCTAAGTATTCATTAAAGGTTATATATAACCAGTTATTAGTTAGTTTATTTAGACCATATCTAGTTTTGTTATTCTTAAGTGTATTTATATTTAATCTAAGATATTTACATGCGTCTGGTAAACTAAAGAATAATAAAGTTTCATTTGTAATAGTATTAATAAATACAAATCTACAGAATGGTCTAAATTTATTAAAATCAGTTTCAATCATTAATTTATTAGGCCATTTAATAAATTTTTCCTTTAGTTGAAAAACATAGTTATATCTTATTATTCTACCAACACTAGAAGAATTTATATGTTTATGAAATATAGAATTATCAATTTTAAATTTTTCAGCACATTCTGATATAGAAAATATCTCTTGAACTTCATTAGTTAGAATATTTCTAGCTAAAACTATCTTATTAGTTTGTACTAAGTTATTTTCCCAAGCGTGTTTCATGTTTTCATAAGTAGTTGTCCATTCTAAATTATCAACTAAATTATCAATTTTATTACAGTTCTTATGATTAATTTCTAATTCTTGAAATGAAATATCTTTAAACTGAATTGGTTTTTTAATAAAAATAAGTCCTACTATTCTATGCACCTGCCATGTTGATTTAAAATTATCAGACCCTAATTGTGTTATTTTATAACCTTTTTTATTAATAGTAAATGGGTGTTCTAAGTTAGTTTCAAGATTAAATAAATCACCGTTCTTATTTATAATTATAGCAGCTTTAGTAAATGGTATATAGTAATATCCTGGTTTAAATTCACATTTAATAGGTTCTTTATCATAAAAATCTGCGTTATTAATATAGTCTGGTAGCTTAAATCTTTGTTTAAAAAAATCTCTTTTTTTATTAAAAGCTGTTTCTTGAACTTCTTTATAAGTACACCATTTTAAATTTGACATATCATATTTATCATCTGAATCTTGATAAATACATATTTTTTTATTCTTTAACTGTTCCGGAATATGTATAAACATTCTACCTACAAGTGTGGGTAGATTCATATATTTTATACTATTATCGTGATGAATTAAAATTTTTACCATGTTATTATTTTTATCGTACCATTTAGGTAATTTTTTATTTGTACGTAAAGATATTGCTTCACCAATAGGATGAACTATTGTTTCATTAGCAAAAGGACAATAATAAAATCCTTTATATATTTCATGTTCTTTTAGTAACATTAATGAAACCCTTATAATAATTATCATATTATTTAGGTATATTTTATGTTTAATTTAAATAGTATCATGGTTCGTAAATGAAAAAATATACCTAGAGAGAGGGATTACCTCTCTCTAGGTTATCTAATTAATGCTTGATGTAAATATACGAACCATTCTTTTCTTTAGCACTGAAATCAGGTAAAGAGAATACGGTTGATTGATCAATAGGTTCTAATGGCGAAATAGTACCGTCATAATAACCAGAATAATCATTCAAACCACCATTAAAACTAGCCACATAAACAGCACCAGAATGACTAGTTCCATTATATCTACCTAAAAGATAAATTTTACTATTAGTTGTTATAACTTGTGATATAGATGTAGGTCCTGGTAACGAAGTGCCCGTAGTCCAAGTACCGAGTGTGCCGTCTACATTAATCGGAGCAGTGTAAACTAAAGCAGTAACAGTACCAGAGACATTACCACCTAAGAGATAAACACGATTCTTAGTGACAACGGTTTGAGAAATGCCTAGTGGTCCAGGCAAAGCAGTTCCAGATGTCCAAGTGCCGAGTGTACCATCCGCATTAATCGCCGCGGTATAAATAGTAGAAATATAAGCAAGACCAGATTTTCCACCTGCTAAATAAACACGATTTTTTGTAACAATTACAGAAGAGTAAGATAAGTTTACTGGTAAATCTGTTCCAGTGGTCCAAGCATCTATAGTACCATCACTATTGATAGTAGCCATATAAACAGTAGAGTAATTTGTTGTACCGTCAGACCCACCTAACAAGTAAACTTTAGTTTTTGTCACTAGAACAGAACTTGCCACAGATACACCAGGCAACACAGGACCTACACTCCAAGCACCTAAAGTACCATCACTGTTAATAGCAGCTGTATAGACACTTGCAAGAGCGGCACCACCAGCAATATAACCGCCACAAATATAAACTCTATTTTTAATAACAACTGCTTGTGAATAAGATACAACACTTGGTAACGCTGTTCCGGTTGTCCATGATCCTAACGTACCATCACTGTTGATAGAAGCAGTATAAACAGTAGATACCGAAGCCGCATCATTTATACCACCAAGCAAATATACACGGTTCTTTGTTACAATGACAGAAGATTCAGTTAAAATACCAGGCAAAGCAGTTCCGGCAACCCAACCAGTGATGTCGCCAGTTTGTGTGGTATTGATCTGATACTGTTGTTGCCAAGGTTTACCAGAACCTGCTAAAGAAGTTACACTGAAATTATCACCAATAACAGAATAAAGAT